TATCCATTGTGTTACCGAAGAAATCGCTTATCATTTTAGTTCTCCCTAGTTCTTTATAAACACTCCCTGTGCTTATGAAAGAACTATAACCTATCTTCCTGACATTTGCAAGGACACGCCCAATAAAAAACCCCCCGATTTCTCGAGGGGTTCTTTAGGGAGTTGGCTACTTCACTACGGTAGCCCTGCCGTCCTCAAGTTGTGCGAGGAAGTCTTTAACGATTGCAAGTGCGTCCTTGCGTCCTTGTAGTCCTCTAAACTTTGGAAGGTGTAGAGGGTCACCGATAAGACGAGCAAAAGTGCGGAGAGCAGGTTCTCTAGTGAGTTTCATTTTGCTTGTGCTGTATGTCTTGATTTCAATCTCTAGTGCTGTCTCGATTAGAGATAGTTGAATTGGGTTGATCGCTAGTGTTGCGGTCATTGCTAGTGTTGTCATTTTGTTTCTCCCTTTTGTTTTGCGGTTCTCCCTGAACCGTTAAGATAAAGATACACGACCTTCCTGACATTTGTCAAACTATAAAAGAAAAAGCTTTACGGCGTGTCGGGAAAAGAAAAAGCCCCCCTTGGATAGGGGGGCTAATTCTTTGCGGTTACTTGGTTAGGAGTAAGTCCAAGATTTCGCTATCTGAAAGGTTGCGGTAAGGGTTCTCATAAGAGTTTGGATTCTCTTCAGTTACCTTAACCTTTAATACGGTTGCTCCCATTTCCTTTGCATTCTTTGCGGTTTCAGTAATTAAATCGCATGCATTTGATGCGGTATCAACATGGAAAGAATAATCTCTTTCTGTAGTGACTGTTCCATTTGAAGTTGCTTCTGTGTATTTAACTGTAAGTTGAACTCCGTATGACATTTGTTTCTCCCTTTGTATGTATTGGAACTCCCTGTTCCAATAAGATAAAGATACACGACCTTCCTGCACTTTGTCAAGACATAATAGGCAGATGACCAGTCACACTTTTAGACCTAGATTTCTGACCACTTTCAAGACATGAGCCTAAGTTACTAGGCAGTAACTAGGCAGGTAGGTAGGTGACTAGTCTTGTATCAAGTGACCTATCTAGATTAAACAAGACTGGTCATTTAAGTTCAAGGACTTTAGATAAGAAGAAGTAGTAAAGAAAAGAAAGAAGATTCCTAGATAGAAAATAATAAATAAAAAGTTTTTCATTTGATCGATTTCTTAACAAAAAATAAAAAGATAGCCTTATGTAAGATTTTTTAGAGTGATTTTGAAATAAAAAACAATAAAAAAGATAAATAAAAAAGGGGGTAAAAACTCTAGAAAAAAAAGCCCGGAACGATTTTGAAAAAGCCAAAAACAACCCGTACCCTTCTCGCAGGTCAAAAGCAATTTATGTAAAGGTTCATATATTCTCCCCTTTCGTACAATACGATTTCCCCTCTAGCTTTCTGAACGACTCTTTCAAAAGCCTGTAGAATAAGATCCATGATTAACCAGCCAAAACTTCCTATAGATGAAGTTACCTATGTCTCCTCCCTTACTCGAGCTGAGATGGAAGCACGCCTGAGAGCGCTGTGGAAAGCTGGTTGGTCCCTTGCAATTATTGGAGACTCCCTCAACCCAAAGCGTCCTAAGACGACGATTCACTTCTGGGTCCGTAGAGCAGAAGATACAAAACAGTTCAGAGCTGTCCCTCTACCTCCTCCAAAATCTCTTACAACTTCCGTTCCTACCAAGAATGCCCCTCGCCTAAGATCCGTATCTCCTGGGGTCCCTACCGAGTTGAGAATTAAACTCCAAGAGCTTTCGGCCCTATCAAAGCGCTATCGTGCCAAGACTTCTCCCACTAGCCCACTGGCAGTTGCCAACAGAGAGTTGACTGAGCTTGCTCAGCAACTTCGCGGCCGTGGGGTCCCTACCGCAGCTATAGCAGAGGCCGCTGGTGTCACCTACCGAGCTATGGCACGGCGGTTGAGTAATGGGTAGAACATATGCAACAGCATCTGGAACTTACAGCGAAGAAGATCTTGCAGTAGTTATTTGGAGCAACCCTAAAATCTCTAAACGTCCTCACTCACGCCGTCTTGAGACTATGACTAGCCCTAGATCCGCTTATCCAATGGCTTTCCCAATCTCTCATCTAATCTCTCACCATGCTTGGAAGAAGTTTAAGGTTGTTAAGAGTCCAGAAGATATCGATTCATTGATAGGCGCAACTTCAAGACAAACCCCTATACTAGTTCCGTTGCCTCTAGCTAAGTCTTATCTCGGCTGGGATGAGTTTTACATACCTACCGAATACACAAACATAGGAGACTAGTTATGCGTTCTCTCGCAGATGTCTTTCCAGCGGTCGCTTGGATTGCCCCACCCAACTCTGTATCTCTCTCCGAGCTTGCTACAAGTGGTCCTAGCCCAGAAGGAACTCGTAAGATCGACCGAGTTCGAGTAGTGCTGCTAGGAAACAACATACTTATTGCTCAAGACTCTCCAGAAGGCCCTAAGTTGGTCTTTAGAGAGGGTTTTACATCTCGCTTAGTAAATGGGAAGACCAACACGATTAAAACCGACACAGGTAAGGTCATCGCCTTTACCAAGGATGAGAATTGCGGTTGTGGATCACGCTTACGCACTTGGAACCCTTATGGGCAGAACAGTTCAGTATTCTCGACATCGGATCCAGTCGAATGAGTCAGATCTCAACTTGGCAATTCATCCTCCTAGCTCTTGCCACATATCGTGGAACTCGCTTCTTTACTAGAGATACCCTTTTCAATCCGATTCGTAATTGGATCTGGAAGAAGTGTCCGCCAGAGAAATCTTTTATCGGATATTTGCTGACCTGCGAATGGTGCACCTCCGTTTGGGTAGGATCAGGTTTTCTAGTATCCGCTATCATTATCCCTGAAGTAACCTACATAGTTGCAACCATTTCAGCGTTGTCTGCTATTGCAGGATTGTTGACCGCATATGAGGATAAGTGACAGCCCTCATGTTCCGCAGCAGAATTGACGAGGAGTAAGAATGGGAATTTTTACCAACGACGAATCAGTCGAGCCGACTCCTGCGCCTAAAAATGCTGCTACTAAAAGAACAAGATCAACATTCTCTAGATCAACTCAAATAATTGCCTCACCTCCAACTCCTACATCTATCTCATCTATCTTTACAACAAATCAAGCTCAATCAGTTAGCTACTCGACACCTCGTTCTCTTACTGCAGCGGCCGCTCAGTTAAAGATTAATGACAAAGGTGAATACGAGCAGTTTAGAGCTCGTCGCTCAGCAGGGTCGAGTGCGTGGCAAGCAGAAGCTTGGGAATATTACGACGCAATAGGTGAAGTTAAATATGCATTCAACTTAGTTGCATCAGTAGTTTCACGAATTAGAATTTATGCAGCAGTTATTGATGATCCAGCAGAGTCTCCAGTATCTGTTCGCAACTCAGACAGAGTTGATGATCGTTTAGCTCAAGCAGCAGAGCGTGCACTTGATCGTTTAAATTCCGCATACGGAGGACAGGCAGGTTTACTTAAAGATGCAGCACTTAACTTATCGGTTACTGGCGAATGCTACCTCGTTCAAATGCCAGCTAGAGCTGGAGCTGGTTTACCCGAGTCTTGGGATATTCGTTCTGTTGATGAAGTAACAACTGATCCTCGAGGAGGATTCAATGTTATTGGTCGTCGTGAGCAAGGTGCTGCTGGACAGCAATCTAATAATGGTTTATCTACAAAGCTTTCAAAGAATGCATTCGTAGGACGCATCTGGCGTTCACATCCTCGTTACTCAGATGAAGCAGATTCATCACTGCGTGGTCTTCTCGATCTCTGCGCTGAACTCCTACTATTGAACAGGACATTCCGTGCAACTGCTCGCTCTCGCCTTAATGCTGGTGCCCTTTATTTACCTGATGGTCTTTCTGTTGCTGCTCAAGCGGATCCAGACTATCCATACGACTCTGAAGACGGCATCGGTGCTGGCTTTACTGCTGAAGAGGCAGAAGATGAGTTCGAAGAGCAGTTAATGGATGCAATGACAACTCCGATCCGTGACGAAGAGTCCGCATCAGCAGTTGTTCCTCTTATCATTCGTGGCCCTGCAGAACTTGGCGACAAGATTAAGCAATTTAAGTTCGAGCGTTCATTCGACCCAGCGTTAGCTGAGCGTTCTGATCGCGTACTAGAGCGAATCCTTCAGGGACTAGATGTTCCAAAGGATGTTGTAACTGGTCTTGCAAATGTTAAGTACTCAAATGCACTTCAAATTGATGAAACTCTTTACAAGTCACACATCGAACCAATGATGTTGCTTATTGCAGATGCACTTACTGTTGTTTATCTTCGTCCATACCTTATTGCAAGTGGATTTACGGATACAGATGTAAACCGCATTGTAGTTTGGTATGACCCATCAGCAATTGCAACTCGCAATGACCGTGCAGCAGATGCTGACTCAGGATTTGATCGTGGCGCAATTTCTTACGACACATGGCGTCGTGCTCACGGCTTCTCAGACCAAGATGCACCAACTCCAACAGAGATGGCAATCCGCATGCTCTCAGAGCGTGGAGCCCTTACACCAGAACTTACAGAAGCAATGCTCGGAGCAGTTGCACCAGATGTTATGAATGCAATTCGCAGTGCACAACAAGCAGCTTCCGTTGCCCCACTACCTCCAGAGGTTGAGCAAGCACTTCAGCAAGCATCTGCAGGTGCAGAAGCAACAGGAAACGTTGCCGAATCCCCAGATGCAGAGACAGCACCTGAGGGAACAGAGAATGTCTGACGCTAAGGCTCCTAAGAAAGATCAAATTAAAGGTTCTAAGAAAAACTCTAAAGGATCTGCATCAGGATCTCGTAAAGTAGTTTTTTCTAAAGCAGTAGAGAAATCTCTGCAAGAAAAAGTAACAACTCACAACGAAAAAGCAAGAGAAGGCCGTCGTGCAACTCTAGGAATGCTTAAAGCAGTTTATCGCCGTGGTGCTGGTGCATACTCGGTATCACATCGGCCAGGAATGACTCGCAATGGTTGGGCCATGGCTCGTGTTAATGCTTTTCTTAAGATGTTGAAGTCTGGGAAGCCAGCAAACTCAGCATACAAGTCAGACAATGACTTACTTCCAGCAAAGCACCCTCGTTCAACAAAGAAAAGCAACTCAATCACTGCTTCAGCTGGGTTAGTCCCAGAAGAAGCGGACCTAGCAGAAGCACTTATTGAAATTGCCGATAAGTACGGAAAGTTTAATGAAGATGCAACAGGAATCTGGGCAGGATACACCCCCGCAGAAAAAAATGAATACAAGGGAATCGGAGTCAAGTGCTCTTCATGTGTTCTATACATGGGTAATGGCTCGTGCAGAATCATCGAAACCGAAGTCGAGGACGAGGGGAAGTGTCGTTTCGCGGTTATCCCAGATGGGGTCGTTGATGTCGGAATTCTCGAAGGCGAAAAACTCGGAAGAGAAGTTCAAACAGTAGAAGAGCTTCAAGAGCTTGCAGAGAACTATCGTTTCGAACAAGAGCTTACTGTAGAACTTAGAAATGAAGAAGACTACGACTCTCCAGAGCACGCTATTCTTTCTTTAGCCGAGTTCTCTGGGTTTGGTTATGAAGCAGAGCATGCAGTTCGTGCATCTTGGCTTCGTGGAGTTCGTAACAACGAAAATCCTTTTAAAAGAGCATCTAACTTTGCTTCACTAGGTTATGAAAGCTTAGATTCAGATCTACTGCCTAAAGAGGGAGAAGACAATGTCTAAGAAAGATAAGAGACAGCTTCACGTTCTTTCTCAAAGCGAGACTACCTTCAGTACTCGTCAACAGGCACGCATTATTCGAAGTGAAGCACTACAAATGATTGAGGCAGCTAATGAATTTACAACTAACACCCGTAGAGTTAATCGTCGCTCAGCTTTTCGTGTCATCTCTAGGTCTTTACATTCTTCTGAAGGCTTGCCATTTTCGGTTCGAAAGCATCAAGCGCTCACAGAGCTCTCAAACTACATCGCACTCGCAAAACACAACAAGGTAGTTGGCTTAACAGCATTTAATACCGATCTTCTTCCTCTCACACACCCACGTTCAACCCGTGCACACTCTATGACGGCTTCAGCGATGATTCGCACACACGTTCAATGGGTTACAGATGATCCACGCATTACAAATGAAGATGCTAAAGCACTTATTGCATCTGCAATGCTTGCTCCAGCTAACTCTCCAGAAAAACTTTATGCAATTACACGTCTTGAGAACCTTCCACAAGGTCATGTTCCATTAGAGGCGATGACTGCAGCATATGGCGGAGGAAACTCTGCTGCTGCAAAGCGTGCTCGTGTTGCTCTCCAGCTTCGTGATCGTATCGGCCGCTGGGTCGAGATGTTTGGTGGCCTTGGTATCAAGGTAAAACGTCGTGATGGAAGTACACAGTCGCTTTCAGGTCGTGCAGTTGGTCAGAACATCTTTAGTCCACAACTTGCAGATGTTGAATTAGAAGATGGACGCATCGTTGCAATGCCAATCCGTCAGGCAAGAGGAAGTAACTTTCTTCCAAGTCCTGCAGCAAAGAAAGATGGCTTCACACCTGCTGGCTCATCAGCAGATGATATGGATGATCCAATTATTGATGAAGCAGATCTTACATTTATGGAAAGCCCTAGCTCATTTGAAAAAGATGAGAGAGGAAGCAAGCAGGGAACAACTAAGTACACAGACCAAGCTTATGATGTAGTTAAGTTTGACGACAATAAGCGTGCTCTTGCAGATCTTACTGAAACAAACAAACTTAGAGCAGAGCGTGATTTAGATGACGCTGCAGTTGATAAGCAAGGCGAGACAGATCCAGATTCAGGTAAGCAGTTCTGGGATCCAGAGAAACCAATCTATGCAGTTTCACGTCGTGGCGGAACTCCTTTTGCATATACACAGAATTGGAACGATGCACAGCAGAGAATTCAAGCAGATCAAAGATTCCTTGATGAAGAAGAGGGTCGTACACCTCTTGCACGAATCACACAAGATGACAACACTCCAGAGGACGAAACTCCACTTGTAGATCAGCAAGATAAATTTAAGAAAGAAGAGATTGCACGTCTTTCAGAGCCAGAAGCACCTGCAGGAGCATCACCAGAGTTTAAATACAAGGTTCCAGAAGATACATACGAGATTACAAACCCAACTGCGCCATACCGATCAGTCTCCGAGTATGACGACCCTGCATCTCTTGCAAATATGTTCCAAGGTGATGAACTTGTTGAAGGTCTTGATGATGCACTCGATACTGGTCTTGGCCGTTTAACATTCCCAGATGGAACAGATTCAGATGGAGAACCTACTGGTGGAGAACAAGAAGTTCCAGCAGAAGCAATCCTTAAAGCAATTGATGAAAAAGGCGGAGATGCAGAACTTGCACTTGCTCAAGCCTACGATAAGCGTCTTGGAACAAACGAAAACGAAGATGCACTTGCTGCACAACGTGAAGCAGATAAAGAAGGAAAGATTGGTAAGCCAAAGAAGCTTGGCGAAGTATTTGATGAAGTAACAAAAGCTCCAGAGCCAGAAGCACCTGCAGAAGAGAAAACTCCTGTTGCAGAGCTCCCAGAAATCACTGAAGATGCAGAACCATCTAAACTTCCAGCACTTCTTGATGGACTTACAGAAGAAGAAAAAGCAGATTTTCAAAAGAACGGTGACTACACCCCGTATCTTCCAAAGGATGGACCTGTCGAGTGGCCAGAAGGCTCTACACCTCCTCAAGATAGAATTCTTAGTGAAGACGAGCGTAAGCAAGCACTAGAGCTCGCTAACTCAGAACTATCAGATGATGATTTAATTGAATCATATAACGGCGCTGTTAAAAATCTTTTTGACGAAAACGGATCTGCACCTTTTGGTATTGAAGACGAGAATAATGAAGTACAGACTGTTCAGATTCCGAGTGAAGTCCTTCGTGATGCAATCAAGTTGCGTGACTACAATATGGATGAGGTCAACGGAGCAGTATTAAATGGTGCATATGATCCTGTAGAAGAAAAGGATCCAATAAAGTTTAAAAAGAATAAAGAAACAGGTCGTATGGAATACGACATAGATAACAATACTATTGTTTCATATGGAAAAGACGAAGACGGAAATTGGTCAGCAGATGCAGTTAGACTCTCTCCTGATCGTGGAATAGATGCCGAAGAAAACTATCCTGCAAAGAATAAAGCAGAAGCTCGTCAAATTGCTGAAGATGTTATTAATTCTTATAAGGAAACTCAAGACATTATTGATCCAGATGATCTTCCAGAACAGCCAGAAACAGAAGAAGAAGAGCCTGTAGCAGATACTCCTACATCAGAAGTGCCAGCTGATGGCAAAGGTTCCAAGTCAGGTAAAGATCCTATTAAAGAAGGATGGACAGCTGACGAATGGCTTACTAGTGTAAGTAAAGACGAGCGTTTCCATGAAATGCTTACTAAAAATAAAGATTTCACAAGACTTGCAGCTTTCTTTAACGATCCTACATTTAACAGCCCTCTCTTATCTGATTATCAAGATAAAGAAATGGAAGGCTTTGAGTCTGGAGATGAAGTATCTGCAATTGATATGGGAGAGTATGGTTTCGAGCCAGGACCTTCAGGTCGTGTTCAATACGCACTTGATCTTCTACAAGATCCAACAATGTCAATTCGTGGTGGCTTTAAAGACTGGCAAACAGGTGAGCGCTCAAACGAGAATGTTAGAAATATCCTTAAAGCAGCCGATGACCAACTTGGTCTTGCTAAAGAGGATCTAGACGAGACAGATGTTATTGAAAATAAAGCAATCGACTCTGTTCGTGCAACTCTTGCAAAAGAAATTGCAAAGCTAGATAAGCAAATTGAAAAAGACAACAAAAAAGCAGAGGAAGACGCGATTGCTCCTCAAGTTTCTTACAAACTCACAGGAGATCGTCTAGATCTTCGCTCTGGTAAGAAGGCTCCATTTAGAATGCAAGAAGTTAAAGACTTCTTAGATGACAATGGCTTTGATTGGAACCCAGATGCTAAGGCTGAAACAAAGTCTGGCATGGATGAGGCAAGTGCTAAGAAGTTCCTTCGTGAGCTAAGAGATAAGTTTGGTATCGACCTTCTTCCAAGAGAAGGACAGCCACCAATTGATCTTGATTCTAAAGATGAGTCTGTAGAGACTCGTACAGCCCCTAAAACACCAGAGGGCGAAGAAGTAGCACCAGAGACTAAAGATGTTGCTGGCCCAGAGGTTTCAAAAGATAAGACAGACATTGCTGATGCACTTCCAGATACTTTGCCAGAAGGTTGGTCAAAGGATCCAGAGTCTGCAACTCTTGCTAAGAATGAAGATGGAACTATTCTCGATCTTGTTGACCAGCCAGGAGCTAAGTATTGGTTCCTTATTGGCGATGGTCTAGATCAAACAGTGGAGTTTAACTCTCCTCAAGAAGCATTTGATTACTACGAAAAAAATCTTAAGGGTAAGCCAGCTCCAGAGTTCCCTGAAGGAACTCCTGCAGATACCACACCTACTGAAGATGTTAAAGAGCCAAAGGTAAAGATAAAAGAAGCAACCTTTGATCCAGAAAACCCTGCCTCTCAGGAGTATGCAAAAGAAACTCTTAAACAACTTGTTGAAGATCGCAAGATTGCAAACGAGGCAATTAAAAATGCAGAAGCAAACGGCTTAACACCAGAAGAATTTGACGCACTCGTTGAGATGCGTGATGAAATGAATGAGAAGATCGATCAGATTGTCAACGAAGTGCCTACAGATGCTCTTACATCAGATAACGACATTTCTAGAGCTAAAAAAGAAAAAGACGAAGAGCCTGAAGATCAAGACACTAAAGAAGATCCTACTTCTAAAAAGAGCAAGAGGGAGCTAAAGAAAGAAGCAAAGCGTCGCAAGGAACTTATCCTCAAGATGATCTTCACAGAGTTTGGTCCTGGCGCTCTTGAACTAGAGAACCCTGATCGTTCAACAATTAAAGCATTCACAGATATTTTAGATAGTTTAACTACTGAAGAATTAGAAGAGATTGGTAGAAGACTTAACGAAGAACTTGGTTGGAACTTCTTCCGTAGCAAGAAGGGCCCATCAAAGCCCGGCGATGTTACTGTCGAGTCTGAAGGGACTCCTTCCGATCAAACTAAACCAGAAGCAGATATTGTTGATGCCGAGGTAGTTCCAGATTCACCAGAAGTCAAGGAAGATCCAACTACTACTGAATCAGAACAAACCTCAAGCGCAACTAACGAATCAGATATTGAAGATGCTGTAGTAGTAACAAACCCACGCATTGCGACAGCTAAGACAACAGATCTTAAACCTGGCGATGTTATGACTAAAGATTTCTTTACAGTTACAAATGTAGAAGAAGGATTTGAAAAGAAGCGAAACGGGGAAATGGTCCCAGCTTCTCGTGTAAGTGGTTATTATCCTGGCGGAGTAGAGCAGTCAAGCAAACTTTGGGCAGACGATGTTCTCTTTGATGTATATCGTGATGTAACTCCTCCTGCAAAGGGAGATTTACCAGAACTTAATCAGCCAAAGATGGGCGACTACGGAAAGCTTACAAAGGTCAATGGCGACTGGGAACTAAAAGACCCAGCTGAGCAAAAGCAATTTGAACAAGATATGGAAAAGTACCAAGAGCAACTATCTACACAGAAGGCTTTGTGGAATGCTCCAGAAGTTGAACCTACTGTAAAAGAATTTACACCCGAGAATACTCTTCACGTTGTTAACGCACTTGGTAGAGATTTGAAGCCAAATGATATTGCATTCCGTCGTGACGAGAATGGCGAACTCAGTGAGTTCTTTGTTATCGAAGAAGTTCTACCAGGCACAGTTATGGTCCCTCGTGCAGATGGAAAGCCAGCAGAAGAGAAGGTTCAAATCCGTGGATACTATCCAGGACACGAATCACAAGTTAAGTCTTGGAAGACTGGTACATCTGTAGAAGTTCTTCGTGGAGAAAAGGCAGAGAAGATTCCTGCTAAGGGTGACAAGCCAGCAATTGATAGTATTGAGCCAGGAACTCTTAAGGGTCAGGCTTATAAAGATAAGAACGCGGAAATTGCAGCATTAAGAAAAGAAGCTGGAAAGGCATACACTCCTGATCTAACAGCATCAGAAATCCCTGCAGTACTTGTAGAAAAGCCTAATAGCTATAATCGTGGAAATCGTCCAGCGTTCTTTGGTAAAGCTGCAGAACTTGCAAACCTTAAAGATGGAAAAGCAATCTCAGATGCTCTTAAGGGCAAGCGAGTTGTCTACTTTGATTTTGAAACAGTAGGAACTGGAAAGTTTGATAACGATAATCCTGATGCACCTATTCAGGTTGCAGCATCTGTCTGGGAAGGTGGAGAGAAGGTTGGAGAAATCAACCTGTTCATCAATCCAGGAGAGCCTCTTGGAGACTACTACTACAAGACAGATGCAGATGGAAATAAAGTTCTTGATCCAGAGAAGCTACTCAGCTTTGATGGTCAAACAGTTGACGATGCGTTCTTAGCAACTCAGCCATCTATTGAAGATCAGCTTCGTGCATTTGCAGAGTTTGCTGGACAAGATGCAATCTTTGTTGCACACAACGCTGAGTTTGATACAAATACATTTGAGAAGTGGGCTAAGAAGTTTGGTATTGATTACAACATGGATGGAGTTATTGATACTCTTGAATTAGCAAAAAGCATGACTCCTAAGGGTAACAAGCTTGGTCAAGTTGCTAAGCGCTACGGTATTGAGAAGACAGATGAAGAGTGGCATGATGCCAGAACTGATTCAGAGGTTCTTCCAGCAATCCTAGAAGGTTTGCTTGGCGATATGAAGCCTGACAATAGAGAGTTTGATGCTGCAACTCGTCTTGCAGAGTTTGAGGCTAAGCGTTCTTCATACAACGAGAAGCTAGAAGCATTTAAGAAGCAAGAAGCAGAACTAGCTATGGCTGAAGCAGTCAAGCGTGGTATGTCTGGAGAGCAAGTATCAGTTGACGAGATGCTTGGTAAGACCAAGACAACATCTACTTTTGGTCCTGAAGGAAGCACAGATTCTGCTGAAGAGTACGCATATGAATCAATCTTTGGTGGAAAGATTAATGACACTTGGATCGAAGATGATGAAAACACTTTTGTTGTTGACGAAGGTGCAGCAACTGTAGGAGATATTAAGATTGGTGACTTCGTACCAGCCGAGGGTGGCGGATACCACGAAGTGGTTGATCTGATTGCAGACCCAGAAGATCCAAACGGAACTATTGTTGTTCGCAAGATTGTTTCAAGCGGTGAGCTTTATAGCACACGAGTTACAGAGAAGAAATCACCTGGAATTGGCTGGTCTAACGGCAAGGTTCTTAAGGGAACACTTCGTCGTCGTAATGAACTTGCTGGTAAGACACCTGCAGAAGTTAAAGCTTTAGCATCTAAGCCAGTAGTAGTTGCTCCAGAACCTAAGACAAAGGATAAGACTCCTACACCTAAGGGTAAGAAGTCAATTACTCCAGAAGAGACTCAGAGTGTTGTCTCCGATGCAATCGAAACAATTACATCTGGTGCTAAATCAGACGCAACTGTTGAGGAAGCAGTCAAGGGTCTTCCACTAGATGACACTGTTAAGTCTGTAGTTCTTGCAGATCGCCCAGATGCATCTATCAATCATCTTTCAGCAGATGGTGTTGCTCTCAAGGTTGGCGACAGAGTTCGTGGTACTAAGCACGGACGTATGGGTGAAGTTAGAGCACTCCTTACAACATACGGTCCTCGCGGATACAAAAATTATGTCAAGGTAAAGTTTGATGATGCCGAGAAGCGTGAAAACATCTCGGCAGGTTCACTACAAATTATTAATCCAGATGATGGCGGCGGGTTCTTTACAGATCCAACTCCTCCTGCAACTGGAGAGCCAGTAAACCCTAACGAGACTCCAAAGTCTACAGAAGAACTTACTTCACTTCTTACTGGAGACGTTACAGATAACACTCCTGCGGTTGAAGTCCCAGAAGAGCCTGTAGTTATGGATGCTGAAGAGCGAAGCAGAGTTTGGAAAGAAAACGAAGAAAAAAGAATGAAATACGCACTGGACCTTAATTATCGTCAAGTAAGTCCAGAAGCATTAGAAGCACTTACAGCCGCAGTTCAAGATATATCTCAGTACGATAAGGGTCATCAAAGATCTGTTACAGGATTTATGCCAAATCTCTCTACTGGTGCACCTCTAGAAAGAAAGTTTACATTTGTAAAGCCAAGTAAAAAAGATCTTGAGCGCCGTGAAGATATGGAAGCAGACGACATTATCGTTATGATCGGTCCTAACAATACCGAGGCAATTATTAAGTCAGATGGAAAAATTCTTTACTTTGATAATCCAGCTGCACCAAATTGGAACTTTAGTGTTAGATCTCCAGATCTATATACGGCTATTGAAAAGCAAGACGAGTTCACTCTTCCTTTAGGAGAGAAACCTAATCTTCAAAAGATGGGAATGATCTCGCTTGATCAAGAGTTCCCAGAAGATGCAACTGGAAGCCCTGATGAAACTCCAGACCCAGATTTTGTTTCAGATAGCGAAGATGCAGAACCTAAGGGCATCAAGCCAACTAAACAACAGCAAGCAGTTATTGATGCTGTAGTTGCTGGTAAGGATGTAATTGTTCAGGCTCTTGCTGGAACAGGTAAAACCAGCACACTTAAGATGGCTGCAAAGGCCGTTGCAGAAAAAGATCCAGACAAAACTATTCTTTATATTGCATTTAACAAGGCTGTAGCTGCAGAACTTAATGCTGATCCTGACAAACCTTCAAATATGATTGCAAGAACCAATACACAGGTTGCTTGGCACCATTCACCTACTTGGATGCAAAAGCGTAGTTTTGATAAAACATCTATTGGACTTCCAACAGAAGTTGCAGATCATCTTGAAATAGGACCAGTTAAAGTTGTAGAGATCAAAAAAGATGGAACAAAGGTAGAAGCAAATCTATCAAGCAGAGAAGTAGTTGCTGTTGTTCGTCAAGCAGTAACAGCATTTGCACAGAGTGCAGACGAGAAGATTATGCCTCAACACTTTACAGATAATTTTGTAGACATTCCTGAAGTATTTATCGACTACGCAAATCGCTGGTGGGATGATATTTCAAGTCCTAAGGGTCGCTTGTCGATGAATCAATCTTTCCCAGAAAAGTATGTTCAACTTAATGGCATTGATGTAACAATGTCACCAGACTCAGAGTCTACTAGCCCAGACAAAGTAATTCCTGCAGCAGACATTATCTTCTTCGATGAAGCGCAGGATATTAATGATGTTGCTGGCGATTGGGTCCGTAAGCAGAATGTACAAAAAGTATTTGTTGGCGATGGAAATCAGTCTATTTATGGATTCCGTGGAGCTAAAGATCAACTAGATACTCTTGAAGGAGCAGAGAAGCTTCAAATCAACGAATCATTCCGATTTGGTCCAAACATTGCAGCACCTGCTAACCGTTTCCTTGCTGTTGCTGGAAAGCCAGAGAAAGTTATCGGTGCTGGAAAAGATCAAGGTAAAGTTGTAGAGAGCTTAGATGAAATGCCAGACCCAGATGCAGTTCTTGTTCGCACAAATGGTGGCGGATTTAAGGCAATGCTTGAGTATCTTGAGCAAGGCAAGATTGTTGGAATTAGTCAATCAACTAAAACAAGACTTGAAGAAGTTATTGATACAACAAGTTGGCTTATGGGCGGAAAGAAAGGCTCGAAGCCAGCTAAGTACAACGCAGAAATTGGAATGTATGACTCTTGGGAAGAACTTTCAACTGCAGTCCGAGAAGGAAAAGCTCGTCCAGTTAAGGCTTTCTACGACTTGGTAACACAGAATGGGATGCAAAGCATCCGTGAGATTTTAGATCGTGTTGTTGTAGAGCGTGAAGAAACTGCAGAGAGCAAGATTGCTCTTAAGAACTACAAGCCTCTTACTCTAGACAAGGTAGAGGACGGTTCTACTGGAAAGCTAGATAGTAGTGTCACATACACTATTGAAGGTGATGATGTTGTTCTTACTGGATTCTTTAAATATAACAATGAAAAACTTAAAGAAGCAGGGTTTAAGGCAAGAAAAGATGCTGACGGCAACTGGGCAAAAGATCGTCGTATAACTATTGAAGATGATCTTAAGAAAGTAGATAAGCTCAATCAACTTAAGAAAATTCTTGAAGGAGTAATCGAGCCAGTAAAGGCAGATGTTGTTATTACTACTGCACATCAGTCAAAGGGTTTGCAATGGAACAAGGTTCGAATCTACGATGACTTCTGGGGTCCAAAGTTTAACAAGGAAACTGGCGAGATTGATATGCCAGCACCAGAAGAACTTCGACTTGCATATGTTGCAATTACTCGTGCACAGAAAGAAGTTTATCTAGGACCTCTCAGCTGGGTTAACGACTACACATCTGAAGAAGACGAGCAAGCTATTGCTCCATCTTTTACTCTACAAGCAATGTCTAAGATTGAAACAGACCCAGTTCCTGTTACACCAGAAGAGTTTGATAATGAAGTACAGGAAACTGCAAAAAAGATTGACCCAGCAACACAGAAAATTGCAGATGCAATTATTGAAGCTCTTGAAAATGGAACTGCTCCTTGGCGTAAGCCTTGGACTGGTGGAGGATTCCTCCCAACTAGTATTGCAACTGGCAAAATGTATGAAGGAACAAACGTCCTCGTACTTTGGGCAGCTCAGGAGCGTAATGGTTGGTCTGATAATCGCTGGCTTACATATAAGCAAGCAGAAAAGCTTGGTGGAAACATTAAGCGTGGCGAGAAGGCAACTTCAATTATCCACTGGACTCCAAAGTTTAAAGATGTCAAGCAGCCAGATGGAACCACAGAAAAAGTATTTGTATACACACCGCCAAAGATTATTAACGTCTTTAACGTAGAGCAAGCAGAAGGCATTAACCTTCCACCACTAGTTAAAGGCGAACCAGTTCCAGTAAGCCAAGGAGAGCAGACTCTTCTTGATACATATAAAGATCGTCCAGAGATTTTCTACAAGTCTCAAGACAGCGCTTACTACTCACCAGTAACTGACACTATTCATTTGCCACTCCGTGAGCAGTTCGGTGCAGAGCAAGATATCTTTGAAACTATAGTTCACGAGCTTGCACACAGCACGGGACATACATCTCGTGTAAATCGTAAAGATCTCACAGACAACTACGGAACTCACAAGGCTAGCCGTGGTGAGGAAGAACTTATTGCAGAGATTTCTGTTGCACTTGTTGCAGCACGTCTAGGCGTTGAGATTGACTTCGGTAATGTTGCATCATATGCAAAGTCATGGCTTGGAGCTCTTAAGAACGATCCACAGATGATTATCAAGGCAGCCAAGCAAGCACAGAAGGCTGTAGACCATATGTTAGGCAAGCAAGAAGAGCCAGCAAAAGTTGATGAAGAAGGAAATCCTGTAGAGCCTGTTGGCGAAGGTGTTGGTAGCGAAGGTAAGACTGGTGATCAGATCGCAGAAGATGCAGGATTAAAGCCAGAGACAGCTCCAGAAGCTAACGTTGGCGAAGAGGGAACAACGGGAGAAGAACTCGCTGCTACAGCTAAGACTCCAAAGAACATTGATCCAAATGTAACAGCAGAAAAAATTAAGTATGGATCAAAGATGCATACCGTATGGAACGATGTCACATACGACCCAGAGCGCAAGAGTGACTGGCGCATCGAGGGTGGTTCTGGTGTTATGTTCAAGCGCATTATGGAAGATCAAGAAGTGATTTCTGATGAAGCTGAAGTTGGAAAATATATTACAGATATGCTAGTTAAGTATGGATACGGGGATAGAGTATTTAATCTTAGTATGGCTAACTCTGACAAGTTCTTTGCGGAGAACCCAGAACATAATGATGTAGAGGCAGCAGTTTCCCGTGGTACTACAGAAAGCTTGCCAGATTCTCACCCATTTAAAGATAAAGATCTTCCTGTTGTTTTAGTAAGAAGTAGAGGAACTACCAAGGTTGCTTTGCTTCACGAGATTGCACATCTGATGGAAGCTAACTGGAAGAACCCGAACGGAGACGGTGGACATAATTCAGTGTGGTACGCAACTTGGGTAGCACTGCTAAGATCAGAGGGTTTTACAAAGCAAGCCAATATTCTTGAAATGGCTATTGGAAAACTAGACGAAGGAGACACAGGTGTTATCAATCCCTGAACTTGAAATAGGTAAAGTAACCGAGACAAAAGATGCAATGCCTCTTTTAAACGAAAAAGGTCTTGTGGCCAATCCAGAAGCCATTGAAGAGAAGACGGTATAATAATGGCTAAGTCAGATAAAGAGCAATACAACGAGGCTGTTGTTGCTGCTTACCGCAAGATTATTGAGCTAGCAGAGGTTGACCCTAATGCTGACTCATACGAGCCTGAGGATGAGGAAAAGCTATGAGACTGTCTAGCGCTAAGTCCTATCCACTTGAAGGCATGTCTTTAATCTATGCAAACGGTGAGAATGTTGTTTATCAGGCTATATTTTCTACAGAAAAGTTTGGCACCTTTACAAGAGTAAATGGCCAATGGCTTGCCTTGTCTCCAGAAGATACAAGCCTTGAGAACCTTTCAATTATGGACATTCTTCCTTCCGACTACAAAGTAGTTACGGATATGTTTGATACAGCTCAGAAGGCTAAAACTTATGTTAAATATGATCAGGTAAAAGATTACGAAGTTTTTTATGCATTTGAGGAGAGCGGCAAGTCTATGACGGCTGCAGTCGAGACATCTGAAGGATGTCCTCCTGCTACTTCAGACATTGCTGTAAATCTAAAAAATAGAGAAGGTGCTATCAAAACTGCTGGTTACGGACCAATGAATCCAGCACTTCCAAATAACACTTTTTGGCAAGCAAAAGCAGATCGCTGGACTGTTCCAGTTGAAGATGCTAAGAAATCACGCTGTGGCAACTGCGCTGTATTCATTCAAACACCAAAAATGCTTGACTGTATTGCTTCTGGACTTGGAAACGAGGCTGGAAATGACGCTTGGGGCTCAATCGAGGCTGGCGATCTAGGGTATTGTGAAGCATTCGACTTTAAATGTGCATCATCTCGTACATGCGATGCATGGGTAGCTGGCGGACCCGTAACCGAGGAGTCAGGAAAAGCATGATGGAGTTCATTGGTCGTAACGGAACTAGAGCCCTCTTTGTCTCAGAAGATAAGGGTGTTGTTGTAGACGACTCTATGAACATTGTTTCTGCTGTAGATATTAAAGAGCCTCTTCTAGCATCCTTTGAGTGGGACTCTAAGGGAGATCGTCCTACCGATACAGCAGTAGAGCTTGCAGCCGCTGCTTTAACATCTCTTGACATCAAAGTATTTTCAAATAACGACCGCATGTACACAATTCCAGACTCTGTTATTGCAGAGGCAAAGCGTGGAATTGCTTGGCGCAAAGAGGAAGACCGTGGCGGCACTTCAGTAGGTATGAATACCGCTCGCACACTTGCTCGTGGTGGACAAATCGGTATTCGCAAGGTTCGTCATATTGCAAAATACTTCCCGCGTCATCAAGTAGATAAAAAGGGAACTGGCTATAAGCCGGGACAAAAGAATTACCCATCTAATGGCCGTATTGCTTGGGCTTTATGGGGTGGAGATGCCGCAGAGCGTTGGGCATCAGCAATTGTAGAGCGTGAAAATAAAGCAGCAAAATCAAATGCAATGCTTGCATACGGCTACGAGTCATACGAGCACGAGATGCCAAAGGCAGTTGATTACGACTCTTTCATTACTTCAAAGACAATGCCTGAAGATAATGTAATTGAATTTTTTGTTCGCATCCGTATGGATGGATCTGGTATTGATCGTCTATACCGAATTGAGCCAAATGGTTTGATGTATGTATGGGATGACGGCAACTGGGATGATATGGGAAACCCAGATAACGATCATACTAGCTATGACAAGATGCTTGATGATATTGAAGATGTTGTTGTTAAGACACACATGCCTGTTGATACAGAAACAGCATTACTTGTTGCTGCTCTTCTAGACAACGAACCTCTTATTGCTCATCGTATTGACAAGCTTCAACCAGAAGAGCACAAGATGATGATTGATGCTCAGCCTGAAATTGACTGGAAACTTCTAGATGACATTATTATGTATGATGATGCATCATCTATGTGGGATATGGATGACTCATTAACTGCAGCTGGGGAAACTCCAACTAGTAACGATGGAAACTACACTCCCGAAGAGCGCTCAGCTAATGCTGGAGCACAGCTTCGTGATAAGACAGGTAAGTTTGCAAAGATGGGTGGCCGAGTAGTAATCGGTGGTCGTCCAAACTATCAAGGAAACATTCGCTCTATCGATAATGCAACAGGCAATGTCAAGGTAGAACTTGATAATGGCAACATGATCGATGTTAATGCAAAGCTTACAGAGCCATTAGATACTTACACACCGATTCCTCAAGGTTTTGCTGAAGGAGAGCTAGATACAAACGGAATTCTTGGGGAGCCTCGTACTCCTATGGATTCACCGATTCGTATGCCGGGAACACTACCCCCTCTTAATGCAGCGAGCTTAAACTCAATGCTTACAAACTACCCTCAATGGGTAGCTGATCAAAGACTATCTGCAGATACTGCAGAATCAACAGGTACAGGTGCAGGAACTACAACTACACCAGCAGGTACACAAACAGCTCCTGCTAGAAGTGCAAACCCTCTTGCTAAATATTATCCTCAGGTATCTGGTGCTCCAGAAAAATCAATTAATGCATACAACATTCCTGTTTTAAAGAAGTATTTAGAAGGAGATAGAAACGGTCTTAGAACAGCAAATCCATTTTTTGATCCAGCAGACACTAAAAGATATATAGAACCTAAAGGTGCTAAGAATCGTTGGTTAGATAAAAATGGAAACCCACTGAAGGCATCTGTTGAAGCTCCTGTCGAGATGACACCAGAAACTTCAGATGTACCAATCGTTCATATGGCTATTGTTTCTCCAGATGACCCACAGGCGGTTATGGATTTAGTTGCTTTGGTTCCATCAACAGATGTAAGTACCACTCCTACAACCTTTACTCGTAAAGATGGTAAATGGATTGCAGAACCACAGATTCTTTTAGATCTTCGTAGTGCAACGCCGCCTCCAGTAGTAGTCCTTGATGACACTAACTTGGTAGATGTGTTGGAGCAGGTTGATAATAAGAAACCAGATAAAAAAGAAGAACCAGTTACGGCAGCAGGTGGTGCAGATCGTAACCGTGGACAAGCAGAGAAGCTTCGTCGTTATTGGACTTATGGCAAGGGTGCAGCCAAGATTCGTTGGAAGACCCCCGGAGATTGGACTCGCTGCTATAAGCAACTTGCTAAATATATGGGTCCTCGCGCAAAGGGCTACTGCGCTCTTCGCCACAAGGAGATGAATGGCTACTGGCCAGGAGATCGTAAGAACAACAACAAGTCTGACTTTTCAGTGAATACTATGCACTCTTATGATGAACTTCTGAGCACTTTTGTTTTGAGAGCAAAGGCAGCAGACGCTAGATCTAGAGTTCTAACTGCTGGTGCCTACGAGACAAACGAGACAGCAAAATCTCAAGGAGCAGAGTTCCTAATCCCTCTTGTTATTCCAGAAGGTATGGAGTCTGGCGATGGAAGAATTATGAGAAAGGGTGCTCTTGATATGAGAGAACTTCCTCTACCTCTTCTATGGCAGATTAAAACAGGCGAAGGACATGATGGTTCTGTCGTAGTTGGTCAGATTACTAGTATGGAAAGAATTGATAGTGGTATTGGAAATGCCAAGGGTCACTTCGATACTGGAGAATATGGTAAGGAAGCCGAGCGCCTAGTGCGTGGAGGTTTCATCAGAGGAGTGTCAGCTGACCTAGATCAGTTTGAAGCCGACGATGAGCGCAAAGATGATGAAAACGGATCTGACACTAAGGTAGATGCAGGTAAAATTACTATCACGAAAGCACGAGTCATGGCTGTGACTATCGTGCCTAAACCTGCTTTCCAAGAGTGCACAATTCAGCTTGCAGATGCTGCAAGCGTTGAGGAGGATGAAGTGAATATTCCTGACGGAGTTTACGTCGAGGGAGTTAATGCTCTGGAAGCTTCGGCTCTAGTTGCTTGTGGAATGATTGCTGGAGCAATTCCAGTAAATCCACCAACAGAGTGGTTTAACGACCCACAGCTTAAGGGACCTACACCTCTTACTGTAGATGATGATGGCCGAGTATTCGGACACATTGCTGCATGGCACGTCGACCATATTGGTATGACAGCGGGAACTAAGCCTCCTCGTAGCCGTAGCAAATATGCCTACTTCCATACTGGAGTAGTTCGCACTGATAACGGAACTGATGTTCCTGTCGGTCAATTAACTCTTGCGGGGGGACACGCTGGGCTAGAAGCATCAGCTTCCGAAGCAGTTCGTCACTATGACGATACAGCATCTGCTATTGCAGATGTCCATGCTGGAGAAGATGCTTATGGTATTTGGGTAGCTGGTTCTGTTCGTCCAGGATCAACCCCAGAACAAATCCGTGCACTTCGTGCATCAGCACCATCAGGTGACTGGCGCCCAATTAAGAATTCCCTAGAACTAGTTGCTGTATGTCAAGTAAACGTTCCAGGATTCCCTATTGCTCGTGCTCGTGTTGCATCAGGTCAGGTAATGGCTTTGGTTGCAGCAGGTGCAAGCACTCTTGCAATGTTAAAGCATGACCCACTTGCAGAGCTTAATGCTCGTCTTTCTGATCTCGAAGGAGATAAGAAGATGGCGTTAGTTGCATCTGCTAACGATGTCCGTGCTCGCTTTGAGACAAATCGCATGGAAGTTCTTGCTGCTAAAAGAGTAGAGCTTGCCGCAAAAATTAAGAAAGTAAAAGAAGATGTAGATCAAGATATTGACTACATGATTCAAAATTTTGACGAGAACCCAGAGACAGAACTTACTGTTATTTCTCGCCGTGTTCGTGAACGCCTAGCCCAAGAAGGTAAGGCTCTAAACGATGGTTCATTCCCAATCAGAAACGCTGGGGACCTAAAGAATGCAATTCAGGCTTATGGCCGTGCAAAGCCAGGAAGCCGTGGCAAGGTAAAGCGTCACATTATTAAACGTGCTATTGGCCTTGGCAAAGAAGAGATGATTCCAGAGAACTGGAAGGGTGCTGCTTCTAACCTAGATGAGATCGTTGCTTCAATGAAGTCTCGTACTGAAGAGTATGGAACTCGTCTTGGATCAGATTTTGCAACCAATTCTGAAGCAGTTTTTGCAGAGAAAATTACAGAGGAAATTATTGATCTAACCCCTGAAGAAGTTGAAGCTTTGAAGGCAGAATCCAAGGCTCGTGAAGAGGGTAGAGTAACTGATGGCGAAGCTCCTCCAGAGAGAGATGCTGACGGCCGTGTTAAGTACACAGCCGATACCCAACCTCGTGACGTAGCAGGAAAATTTAGAACAGTTCTAGCTCGTATCAAGCAAGACCTAGGAACCTCTGGTCTTCAGAATGTACTCGATAAAGTTAAGGAAGCAGAGAACTTTGATAGCACTGGCGATTACGCTGGAGCAGCCAAAGCAGCTACAGATTTGATCGGAATTATTGACCGATTGGACTCTGGAGCACTAAATGCTGAATCTTTAGAGAACGTCCGTAATAGTGCTGGAGAACTTGGAAAGGTTATTGCTAACCTACCGTTTGCTTTTGGCGAGGAAGCACAGAAGATTCGCTTCTCTGATGTTCCCCCTGCTCTTCGTGACCTTATGACAGATATGATCGAAAAGGTAGAAGCAAAGATTGGCAAGGAAGATGCTGATATTGCTACTGCCGAACTCAAGACATTCATCTCAGGGAGCGAGCTCTACAACCAATCAGAGATCTCATCCCAGATGGCAAAGCTTCTTAGGTTACTTACCTAAGTTGATCAAAAATCGTACAAATAACTAAATAAGAAGTAATGTAATATATAACTAGGTGGAGTGCCTCCACGCATCTAATGCGTCTGCGAGTCCCTCGGCCTTTGACTGATAAGCGAGACAGGTTATTCATACCTGTCGCAACTGACCCAGAGGAGGGACAGTAATGGACCAAATCAAAGACATGATGGACCAGTTAGCAGATCTCGATAGCGATCAAGTTACCGACCTGCAAAACCAGATCATCAAGGAATTTGAGTCCGTTGAGAAGGAAGATCCAACTCCCCAGACAGTTGACGCAATGTCGTCATTAGCCGACATGCTTGACACCGTTCGCGGTGAATTCAAGCGCCGTGAGGCAGCAGCACAGGAGCTCGCACAACGAGCAGCTGAGGCAGCTTCTCGCGTATACGGTGAAGACGGCGAGAAAGACAAGGAAGCCGATTCCGAAGATAAGAAGGAAGAAATGCCAGCAGAAACTGAAGCAATGGCAGAGATGCCAGTTGAAGAAGAGAAGCCAGCAGATGCACCTTCTGAGGAAGTTCCTGCAGCCGAAGCTCCTGTAGCAGAAGAAATGCCAGCAGAAGAAGAAGCACCATCCGAAGCGATGGACGAGGAAAAGAAAAAGGAAGAGGAAAAAATGTCTGAAGCGTCAACCGAAGCGGATAAGACCGCAGAGTTCTCAACAGAATCAAATCTTACCGAAGCTGCAGCCGTAGCCGAGGAAGCTGTTGTTGCAGATGGTTCCGAGCCAGAAGCAGCAGTAGCAGCTGAAGTTGTTGCAGATGCAGCAGCAGCAGCAGAAGCCCCAGTATCAGAAGAAGCACCAGCAGAAGCAGTTGTAGCAGATGAAGCAGTAGCTTCTGATGTTGCAGATGCAGCAGCTGATGTTGCTGATGGTGCAGAAGCTTCAGTAGTAACCCCAGAAGCAATCCCAACCGAGTCAATGACTCAAGAAAGTATGGAGGCACCCGTGACTGCAAGCGCAGATAACCTCAACATTGAGGTCCCGGCCGATCGTCGTCCTATCACAGAGACTTCTGCCGCAGCTGTGGCAATCACAGCGGGCGCAGACATTCCTGGATATACGGCTGGAAGCTCAATGGACTCAATGTCCGATGTTTCAGTAGCGATGGAGAAGCGTCTACACGCTCTTCGTCGTGTTAACGGTGGAGATGGAGAACAACACATTGTTGCTTCTATCACCACAAATTACCCAGAAGCTCGCGTTCTTACACAGGACGCAGAATCAAACTGGGCAAAAGTTCAAGCTGTAACTGGTCCAGAAGCACTTGTTGCTTCAGGCGGCCACTCAGCACCATTCGAAGTTAAGTACGACATCTTCGGTCTAGGAACAACAGATCGTCCACTACGCGACGCTCTACCTAAGTTCCAAGCTGATCGTGGTGGTATCCGCTTCGTAACCCCACCAGTTCTTTCATCATATGCTTCGGCTGTTGGTGTATGGACTGCAGCAAACGATTCAGCTGAAACACCAAGCCCAGCTTCAAAGCTAAGCTTGACAGTTACTGCTGCATCAGAGAACACAGTTGCTACTGATGCTGTAACACTACAGCTACAGTTCGGTAACTTGATGTCTCGTGCATACCCAGAATTGATCGCTCGTCACAATGAGCTTGGTCTAATTCAGCACGCTCGTGAGGCAGAAGAGCAAATTCTATCTCGCCTAAGCACACTATCAACAGCAATGACTTCAACATCACTAATTGGTGTAGCTCGTGACTTCCTAGTACAACTAGGTCGCGCAGCAGCCAACTACCGTGGTCGTCATCGCCTAGGTGCAGATGCTCCACTTCGCGTACTTGCTCCATTCTGGATCAAGGATGCAATGGCAGCAGATCTAGCTATCGCAATGCCAGGAGATTCAACTCTCAATGCATATGCAGAGATTGATGGATATCTTGCAGCTCGTAGCATCAATATCACTTACCACATTGATGACTTCGCAACTGCAGCAAGTGCAGGTGCTCTTAACGAGTTCCCTGATACATTTGTTTGGTACATCTTCGCTGAAGGAACATTCTTGTTCCTAGATGGCGGTACATTGGATCTCGGTGTTATCCGCGATTCTACCCTCGTTGGTACAAACGACTACAAGATGTTCGTTGAAACCTTCGAAGGTGTTGCAAAGGTTGGCGTTGAGTCACTCAAGGTCACATCAACCATCTCAGTGAACGGTGTAGCAGCAGCTCTCCGTGACACAACAGGTGGCGCATCAGCAGCGGCTATCGAGTACTAAACCGTACCCAGATAATCCTTAGTAGTTAATTACCCGAGTCGACACTCAGAAGAAAGAAGGAAAAGAAAAATGGCGTTTAGAGGAATCTACTCAGCTCCAGATCTGACCCCTGCCCCTTGTGGGCTTCTGAGTGTCGCTCGTGTAATGACTCACGGCGGCGCAGAGTATGACGAGCGTTGGGTTCGTGGCTTTAGCTACGAATTTGATTCTCAACCAGAAGTAGAAGTTTTTACAGTAAATGATGCAGTAGTAACTGGTGGAGTTACTGGAACTTCAACTCTTCCTCAATTCAAAGAATATGATCCATTTTTTATTCAAGTAACAGACACACGTTCTACACTTGGTCTAACTGGAGAAGATCGCTTTAAACTTGCTATTAAGCAGTTAGAAGTAGCATCACAGAAGGCACTAGAGCTCGAACTTTGGGAAGGCGTAGCAGCACTAGCTGAAACAAACGGGAATGATTTTTTAAGAGAAGCGTCAGCAGCAACCGTAGTAAATAGCGGTGCACTGGCTCCAGCAACAGCGTTAATGCTGTTGGAACAAGCGATTTCTAGCTCACCTGCAGGTACAAATGGAGTCATCCATATGACTCGTGATGTTGCGTCGATCCTTGGATCACGCCTCATCTACTCACCAGCAGATGGCGGAAAAACAGGCAAGGCTATGACTCGTTTAGGTACAGAGGTAGTTATTGGTTCTGGTTACACAGGTGCTGGTCGCATTAGCGATTCCAACACCACAGCGTCTGCTTCAAATAAGTGGATGTTTGCAACTGGACCTGTTGACGTACATCTAAGCAAGCCTGAAGTTGTAAACGAAAACCTTGGACAAGGACTCACAGTAAGCACTAACACTAATACCCTTACGGTTAAAGCCGTTCGTGCAGCTGCGGTATACTTTGATCCATCGATTCATTACACAGTACGACTAGCACTACCAACCACCTAAGCAAAAACAATAGAAGGAGAACACTGGAATGGCCACTCAAGAATACGCGGCTAGCGTCCAAGGTGTGTCGATCCGAGTCACCAGACTGGACGCCGCTGGCAACTTGCTCAATGGAGCAGGGGACAGCTACACAACTTCGGCGTTCCTCCGCACATCTTTTACACCTGAATACGAAGAGGGTGACGAAATTGTAGAGAAGTCAGCTGACGGCACTGTATGCGTGTCATACAAAGCCCCTGACACTCTTAAGCGCATCACAATGGAACTCGCAATTTGCGAACCAGATACAGAACTTTCACAACTAATCTCAGGCGGTTTGTTGCTTCGTAAGAACTTCGGTTCTTTCGCATCACCAAACAATAAGTCTGTTGGTTGGGCTGCACCATCTGTTGGCGATGACCCAACAGGTAATGGCGTGGCATTAGAAGTTTGGTCATTTGCTGTTGCAGACGGACGTCGTGCAGCATCAAATCCATACTTCCACTGGGTTTTCCCATACGTCAAGCTACGTCAATCAGGCGACCGTGTAATTGAAAACGGTATGCTTGCTACAACATTCGAAGGCTATGGCCTTGGAAACGTTGCATTCGGTCAAGGTCTAGATGGCCGCTGGGAGTTCCCAGTAGCATCTGAGCGTTCATACTCATATGCTCGTGCATCATGGGCGCCAACAGGTCTTAAGGGCTTCTACCGCTGGTTTGATGAAGCAACTAACACAGTCTCAAATAAGTCTCTAACATCAAATGTTGCTACTTTGACAACTGGAACAGCCCACGGCTTCCTAGCTGGTCAGAGCGTAACTGTAGCTGGCGTGGATAGCACCTTCAACGGTACTTACACAATTACTGCAGTTCCAACAACAACAACATTCCGTTATGCAAAGACAGCAACAGATGTTGCATCTGCAGCAGTCTCACCAACAGGTACAGTACTTCGTAACCGTGGATACCTAGCGGTTACAGACTTTACATCACAAGGATCAACAACTGCGTACAACGTACCAGGAAACTCAGATTACAACGCAGATAATGCAATTGACTTCATTATCGCATCCGCTGAGGATCCAACAGCGTAATTCAATAAATAGGAGGCGGGCAGCGTACCGATGGTATATACCGTTGAAACGTTGCCCGCTTTTTCTATTAGAGACGGGAGAGAAGTATGAGCAATCTATGGGTAACACCAGAAGAGCTTGGCGAACATGCTGGGTCTGACTATGCCTATGATGCTGCAAAGACTGCTTCTTATCTTTTATGGGGAATGTCTGGCCGTAAATTTTCAGGGATTACAACTGTCACAGAGCGTTATGTATCTTCATTTGACCCGTACTTAAGAACCGCTGGTTCAGACTTTAATTACGCTCCAGTGCTTGTTGATGGAAATGTAGAAAACGTTCCATATGTAGGGTTTGGATACGATAAAGATTATCAAGGAGATGGAACAACATCTTCATCTCGCCTAAGACTGCGTGGTCGTAAGGTTGTAAAGATTCACACCGTTAGAAACTTAGATGGCGAAATTATTGACCCAAGCAAGTATTATCTTGCAGATCATTCAACTCTTATTGGAGTTGCAGGAGCCAACTGGTTCTCATCTCGTGTTGAGGTTACATACACCTATGGAAGCCCTCCACCAACAGCTGGGAGAGCCGCTGCTCGTGTTTTAGCTACAGAGCTAGTAAAACTATATGAAGGTGACGATACCTGCGCTTTACCACAACGTGTAACATCTATCTCTCGTCAAGGAGTCTCATACACTCTTCTTGATAGTCAAGACTTTATTGATGAACTTCGCACTGGCATCTATGCCATCGATTTATTCCTCAAAACTGCTAATCCAGATAAGGCTCGTGCTCGTTCTCGTGTCTTCTCTCCAGATATTCCTCGTGCTCGCCGTATTACTGGCGCATCACCTCTTTATCCTCTTAGCGCAAACGATCTTTATGTTGGTGCAGAGGGAACATCTAATATTTATTATTTCTCAGAGATTGCATCCGAGTTCCTTGATGGAGATAACGCTTGGACAATCTTGACTAATGTTTCAGATATCAATAACAACACAACTACTGAAATCCCTAACGCTGCTGTTATTGATCGTACAGAAAATACAATTAGAGTAAGCGCTACATTTACACAGATTAATTCTATTATAGGTCCTCGCGATCCAGGAGTTTTGGACCTTTACGCAGTTAGACCAAGTCTTGGAAACGCAGCAGTCAATGAAGTTGTTCACTTAGTCTCCAGTAACGTAATCGTTCAACTGGGGGAAAGAACAATTCCAATCTATACTGTGTAATACGACAACCTAAAGACAAGAGGACACTATGGCTACACTTATTAATACGGCAACTGTGGATGAGGGAGCTAAAAATTTAGCTGCACTTATGCAAGGAGTTCTTGACTCCGTTATTAGCACATACGCATCATACACAATGCCACTACCGGGTCGTAGATATTGGACTCTTGGCGAGCCTTCAGTGGATTGCGAGCAGGTTGTAGTTTCAATGCTACAGATGTATATCGGCTCTCCAGGAGATGAAGCAACAGAGCCTCGTCGTTGTAATGATCCACGCAGTGCGACTTTAATTGTTTCTGTATCTAGAGAAGTTCCTACTGTCTCTATAAATGGTAAAGCTCCAGCAGCAGATGATATTCAAGCTTTCTCAGAAATCTCTGCATATGATGCATGGATTCTTCTTGATAGTTCACGGGCTTTAGACCAATGGGCAACAGGTGGTTCTTTTGGTTTAGGAGTGATTGCCACAGTTGAGACAGGTGCTCCTGAAGGCGGTTTTCAAACAGTTACAATGACTATAACTGTTGCGGTTCCATAATGGCTGTAAAAATTCAATGGTTTAAACCAGCAATTAACAATCTTTTATACGATCCTGATGGTGATGTCGGAAGATATTTAAGAGTTAAAGGCGATGCAATCATCAGTTTAGCAAAGGCACAGGTAGGTGTTAGAACGGGAAGATTAAAAGCTTCCATTGCACATAAAAGACATTTTAGAGACCCTAGAGGGCAACAAATGTGGATCGGTTCTGACGTGAGGTATGCATTAGTACATCACCAAGGAAGAGGTCCTCAGGTGATTGTACCTAAAAGAGCAAAAGCTCTTAGGTTTGTCTCTAAAGGGCAAGTAGTTTATGCCCAAAAGGTTGTTCAAAAAGGTACTAGAGCTAATAGATATCTTTCTGACCAACTAAGTAAAGTGATAAAATAATACAGCAATAACAACGACAGAATAGGAAATAATACATGACAACACGATTTAAAGATTTTGGTACTGGTGGCTTAGTAACCACCGAGCCAGTCTCATTTAAACTTTATGGCGAGGATTTCGAGTGCCGTACAGCTCTTCAAGGTAAAGCTATTCTTGAAATGGCAGCTTTAAGTTCTGGAGAAAAGGCAGGAGATGCGGCTTCGGCTATCAATACATTTTTTGCAAGGGCACTACAAGAAGAAAGCTATGACCGCTTTCAAAAACTTCTTGACGACCCAGACAAGATTGTTTCTGTAGAGTCTCTTGCAGAGATTGCTGGATGGCTAGTAGAACAGTACTCAGGCCGTCCCATATCGGGGCCAGAGCAATCTGTGAGTGGTCAATAGACCTCTGGCCATATGTAAATGGCAAGGCTTTGACTCAAGGATTACGACTAGCAGAAATGGAGATGTCTGACATGTTAGATGTATTGCACTACTACATGGAAGAAGACTACAACTTCTCCGCATCTGAACAAGTTGAAGCCAAGTCAAAAATTAGAAAAACAATCTATAAAAATTTCTACGATAGAGAGTATAAGTTTGGAAACGATTCTAAACCAGACTACTCGAACATCAGTGCTGATGGAACAGATATTGGCGATCCTCTAGTTCCTTTTGACTCTAGTGAGCCAGAAGATCCACTAAAAGGACCAACAAAATCTTACGTCCCAGCGATGGAACCTAATGTAAATCTAGTAAAGCCTTTTGGCGATTTACTAGATTCCCCGCTAGAAAAATAATACCAGAGGAGGTGATGGCTTGTGGCAGTAGTAGGTAGTGCAGAGATAGTTGTTAGAGCCATCACCACTGGCTTTAAAGATGATATAAAAAGACAACTCAGTGGTCTTGATGGAGTTGGAAATGACTCTGGAGATTCAGTAGGAAAAAGTTTTTCTAGAGGTTTTTCTCGTACTGCTGGCAATGGAATATCTGATCTATTTAAAGCTGGAAATTTTATTAGAGAAGCAGAAGCAGCAAGAGAGCAGTTTGCTAGTCTACAAAGAGCATCTTTTGCTGTAGTTCCAGCTGTTGTTGCTCTAGGCGGTGTTATTGGTGCTTTAGTAGGCGGAATTGGTATTTTAATAAATACTGTTATAGCAGCTTCTCCAGTTTTGTTAGGTCTTATTAATATTTTTGGCGCAGTTGCTGTTTCTGCTGGAATTTTAAGACAGGTATTTAAAGGCGTAGGGGATGCAATATCTAATGGAAAGAAAGGTATTGATGCATCTGCAGATGCTGCAGATCGTCTTGCTGCTGCAGAGCTCAGGGTTAAAGATGCCACATACGCATATAACGAACTTATAAAAGATCAAGCTGCAAATCTTAAAGCTCTAGAAACAGCTAGAGATAAAGCTGCTGATGCAGTAGCAGACGCAGCATATGCTTCTGAAAAAGCAGAGCGTAATTATCAAGACTCTGTAAAAGATACTGGAAAAGCACTTGAAGATGTAACAAAGGCTCGTGAAGATGCTAAAGAAGCAATCCAGCAACTTCGTTTTGAGCTTGAAGGCGGAGTTATCTCCGAGAAGAAAGCACGACTTGAGTTTGAAAAAGCTCGTGATTCCCTACAACGTGTTCAAGACCTTCCACCCAACTCCCGTGCTCGCCGTGAAGCTGAGCTTGCTTTTGCTGAAGCAGATCTTAACCTTCGTCGTGCTATCGATAAAAATGGGGATCTTCGCAAAGCAACAACAAAAGCAAACAAAGAAGGAATAAACGGAAATAAAAATGTTCTAGCTGCAGAGGCTAAACTTGCTGACTCAAAATACAAACAACAAGATGCAGAGATTGCAGCATTTAAGGCAGTAAAAGCTCTTACTCAGGCGCAAGCTGATCTCTTGAAAGCAGAAAACGATCTTCTTCCTACATCTGAAAGAGCTAGAAAAGAAGCTAGAGCAAGAGAGCTTGCCGCTAGAGCTGTTGCAGATGCAGAAAGAGATGCAGCCAAGGCTCGTAAAGAGTATAACACTGCACTTGAAGAAGCTTCTGTTAACCTATCTCCATCTGCAAAAGAGTTTGTAGATTATATTATTTCTCTTAAAGAAAGACTTGAAGAGTTAAGACTAAAGCTTCAAGAAAATTTCTTTGAAAAATTTACCCCTGCAGTTAAACTACTTGTAGAAACATATCTTCCGCTTATGGAAGAGCTTCTTCCAAAAATTGCTACATCTTTAGGAATTGTTGCAGAAAAATTTGCAAAGGTATTTACTGATCCTGAAATAGTTGACGCTGTTAGAAAAATATTTGAAGAGATGAGCCCTCTTATTGAGGCTATTGGTGGAGCTTTTGCTAACTTAGCTGGAGCTTCAACAATTCTTCTTGCAGCATTTGCTCCATTTGCTACAAAATGGGCACAGCATGTTGAAAAGCTTACTGAAGGCTGGATTGAGACACTAAAGAACAAAGAAAAAACAGGCGAGCTTGAAGCAACAATGAAACAAGCTGCTGATGTTATGGACTCCTTATGGAGATCACTTGGAAACTTTATTGGTGGCATTGGTAACACAATTAAGGCTCAGTTCAGCGAAGGCGGAGGAGGCTGGTACTTCCTTGACTGGCTTGAAACTGTAACTGAGAAGTGGGAGCAGTTTACTAAACTTGGAAATGAAAACGGAACTCTTGACGCATACCTACTTCAGCTCAGTAAGAACTTCACTAAAGTTCTCACAACCCTAGGTCTTATCATAAAAGGAATGCTTGATATTGGGGCATCCAAGGGCTTCGGTGAGTTTATGGATAGCATCAACAAAGCTGCTACAACATTTAACGGTATTGGTTTAGAGATTGCTAACGGTGCTCTTCCAGCTGTTGGAAGATTTATTGAAAAAATGGCAGAGCTTATACAAATTTTCTTTGATGCTGGATCTATTAAAGTATTCTTTGAGACATTAAATGTTGTTCTTCAAGGACTTATTTTCCTTCTTGATAATGATTTTATGAGGGCAGTAATTACTGGAACTGGTTTAATAGTTGCTTTTGGTCTTGCAATAGGAACTGTAACTAAAACTGCAGGGTTTTTTGGAAAAGTTTTTGTTGGCGCTATAACTAAAATTGACAAGGTTCTTTTAGCTAGACTTCCTCAGCAGAGCGCTTTAGTATACAAACTAAGATTTGCTGTTATGGCACTTCAAGCTCAAATGGTTGCACTTGCAGCTCCTATTCTTATTGCAGTAGCGGTTATTGCAACTATTGTTGCAATCTTTGTCTTGGCGTATCAAAAGAGCGAAAAGCTTAGGGAAGCAATTGCTGATATGGTTGCTGTTGTTAAAGACAAGCTCATGGAGTCTTTCGAGAAAATAAAAGATGCAATCGAGAAGGCTCTTCCTTTTATGGGCAAAATGAGCGATGTATTTAAAATGATTGGTGATTTCCTTGCAGTAACTTTAGTTCCTCTTATTAAATTTACTCTTGTAGCGGCTATTGACATAGTTACAGGAATTATTGTAAAGTTTATTGAATTAATTGGTGGTATATTTACAAAAATTAGCAGCGCTAAAGATAAAATTGTTGAATTTTATGACAAGGTAAAAGAAATTTTTACAGGTATGGGTAAACTAAGTATTGGTGATATTTTTAGTGGAATAAAAGATAGCTTTAAAGGAGCTATTAACTATGTAATTGATGGATGGAACAATCTTTCATGGAAACTACCTAGTTTTGAAGGTCTAAAAGTTCTTGGTAAAACAGTTATTCCTGCTTTTGAAGGACCAACACTTAGCACTCCAAACATAAAAAGGCTTGCTGCTGGTGGAATCGTTCCAGCTACTACTGGTGGAATGCTTGCAATGATCGGTGAAGCTGGTCGTTCAGAACGTGTAGAGCCTTTAGACTCCAGCGGGCTATCTAAGCGTGATAGAGCTATGATCGAGATGCTTGCTGGACCTGCTGGCGGTATAAATATAACTGTTAACCCATCCCCAGGAATGGATGAGCGTGAGCTCGCCGCACTTGTATCTCGTCAACTTGCATTCCAACTTCGTAAAGGTGCCGCATAATGAGCGAAATTTACAATCAAGCACAAGAAAATAATTATGTAGACCGTGGGCTAACCCCGCTTCCACAGCCGCACCTAACTGGTATGAAGCTCAAGGCAGACATTGTCCTTGGCGATTTTGTCTTTAATACTATTGATGAGTTTGGCGTTACTTGGGTTATCACGGATATTGCTGGCTGGTGGCAGCACCCTGAACCAGATATGCCATCAATTCCTCGTGGTTTTGGTGATGGTGATTACGATATTAAGGGAAGATATCAAGCAAGAATTTTAACTCTTACAGGGGCATTTCTAACACCTACCCCAGATCTAGTAGAAGCAGCTCGTGATCGTCTTGTTGCTGCTACTAATCTTGTATATAAAGGAGCATGGTTAAAAACAGGTGGTGACGCTAAGCGCACTTCTTTTGTTCGTCTTAGTGGTGCACCTGAAATTCAAACAGTAACTGCAAGAGGGAAAACAGAGTTCTCTATAGGATTAAAGGCAGCAAATCCTCTTAAGTTTTCTTGGAACGATGCAGAACCAGATGGTTACGATATTATTGAAATCCCCGCTACAAACCGTGACACTTCTGCCACGGGTATAGTAACTGTTACAAATAATGGAAATGTAGACACACCAATTGAGCTAGAAATAAATGGCCCTATTACTGGACCTGCTCGAGTTTATAACAGAACTACTGATAAATTATTGTATATAGTTTCTTCACTAAGAGGAAGACTCAACTCTTCTATAGAAAATAAGCAAGTATCTTTTAACCCAGAAACGTTAGAGGATGTTGCAACTCTTACAACTAGAACTAATCATGGACTATTTGTAGGAGATCTTGTAGAGATCAGCGGAATGTCAGAGTCATACCTAAATGGAGACTTTACTGTAACAGCTGTTCCAACAAATACTACTTTTTCTTTTAGCTTGTTCCCTAACATATCTTCTATTGAAAGTATTGTATCTAAAAAACTACAAAATAATATTGCAACAATACAGACTAGAACAAGCCATAATTTTTTAACTAGCCAGTCAATAACTATTCAAGATGTAGATACTGTATTTAACGGAACTTATACGATTACCTCTACACCTACGGCAACAAGCTTTACTTATGCAAAAAATAGAGTCCCCCCTAGAGTCATTACTGGAGCTATTTTAATTTCCAATATTGCAACTCTTACTACTACCGAGGCTCATCAGTTTATTGAGGGTGAGTTAGTAACTATATCTGGCATAAATATTAACTATAACGGAACTTACACAATTGTTAACATAGGTTCACCTACAACCTTTAGTTACGCCCTTACAAGAACAAACAGTAAAGCTATAACAACAAAGCAAATGTCTACAGATGTTGCAAGCATAACTATGGCATCTGCCCACGGGTTTGTTGCTGGAGAAAACGTATCTATATCTGGTTTAGATGATACTTTTGATGGAGTATATAAAATAGTTTCAACTCCAACAACAACAACATTTACATACAAAATTGAAAGATCTACAGTAAATACTGCCTCTATTAGATCTATTTTCTCTGGAGTTGCAACAATTACTTTGGCTTCCGAACATGGTTTTAGTCTTGGAGAGCAGGTAGTTGTATCTGATGTAGGTGCTAACTATGATGGAACATACACAGTTACTCAAATACCTTCAAGCACGACATTTAGCTACGCTAAAGCTGCTGCAGATGAAACAGCAATTTTGGTAACTACTGGAACAGTAATTCCAATTAAAAGAGCCGTTGTTGCAAGGCAGCTTATTGGAGGAGTTGTAACCCTAACTACATCTTCTGGACACGGGTTTCTTACTGGAGAAAGCGTCACTGTTTCTTCTCTTGGAACATCTTTCGATGGATCGTATGTTATTACATCTGTTCCAGATACAAACACATTTACCTACAGTAAAGCAGGTACAAACGTTCCTTTTGGTGTTGCTGGAGGTGGTATATCTTCTAGAGCACAGTCTGGGACTACAGCAACTATTATTACATCCTCTGCTCACAACTTCAGTAGTGGACAGTATGTAACAATCAATAATATGGACTCTGCTGCATCCGCACTAAATGGAACATATGTAGTTAGTGTTACAGGTTCAACAACATTTACTTATACAGTTGCAACTTCTGCAACTATTGTAGCTGGAGCACCACAGGGGGCAACACCATATGCAACTGGTGGATTTGCTTTAGCTTCTAGATCCATAGCATCCACCGCTGATGCAGGATCTGCTGTCGTATCAGGAAGTCTTCCATTTACTGCTGTTAGTGGATCTGCATCTGTATCTGCTGATATTTTAAGTGAGACAGGTGGAGAAATTGAAAGCTCTGGAGTAGCTATTAGAAAAACAGAAGTTGTCTTTACTCCTGGTATTTCTGGTGCAGCTGTCGACTTCGGGCCAGACGTTTTAGAAATAAACACTCTTACAAGAGACGTATTTTTAAATGGAAGCTATGAAAATGCAAGAGCAAAATTAGATGTATTAACTGATTTTTTCTTTTTACAACCTGGTGCAAACTCAATTGAGTTTTTTGATGAGAAGAACTCTGTAAGCAAATCTTTGCTTAAAGTTTATTATAGGTCTGCTTGGTTAGGATAAAAAAAAGATGAAAGAGAGACAATAGACAATGACATCGTCCGATTCATTTGTAACAGATGTAACGTATAGGTATTTTTTAACCGATTTAGTTAGTAACTCTGTAATTGCAGAACTACCTTTCACTGGTGTCTCTTATGAGAGAGTTCTTCGAAAAGCAGGAAGTTTTACTGGCAGCATTCCTCTAATTGCAGCAACCGATAGATTAAACATTTACGATGCAACAATGCCAGGAAGAACTGGCGTCTATGTGATGCGTAATGACGTATGCGTTTGGGGAGGGATTGTTTGGGGTAGAAAATACGACCAAGCAAACAAAACAGTAACTATTGATGCATCAGAGTTTACAAGCTATTTTTATCATAGAAACGTATGGCAAACACTTCTATATGGCTCTGACTTTATTGGAATATCTTCCTTCTCTATTACAAATAAAATTGCAACAGTTGTTACTGAAGAGCCTATTAGTATTGACCCAGTAAGATTTAGAGTAGGAAACTATGTAAAAGTTACTTTTACAAACCCTGTAGTTGACGGTACTCATCAGATCATAAGTATTCCTTCGGCTAATAGTTTTACCTTTGCTGTTGACTATGCAAACATCACATCTACAGCTATAACTAGTGGAGCAGTAAGAAAGCTAATTGATACATATGATTTTGTAAGAGATCTTATGTTTCAACTTTCCACAGATATGTCTGGTTTAAATTTTGCAAATGATGTTATTGAGCCAGCCTCTGTTCAAGAAGTTTCAATTATCTCTAAAAAGAGAGATAATGGAAGAGTAGTCCTCGAGACTCTAGAAGAGCACAGTTTGGTTCCAGGTCAAGAATTTGAAATCATTCAAGTTGGATCTGGTCTGGACGGGTACCATTCTGTCACTGAAGTACCAGACAATAACAGTATAGTTTTTGAACTCTCTGGTTCAAATGTATCTAAAACAACTTTACCGGGAATTCAGACTTTTTATGTAACTAAGAAAAAACTACAATCCAATGTGGCAACACTGACAACACACATACCTCACGGTGCAACTACTGGTCAAGTAGTTGTAATAAATAACGTCGACTCTTTCTTCAGTCAAAGACTAGACGAGAACTTTAACGGTAGATATTTAATAACATCTACTCCTACATCAACTACATTTACATACAATCAACCAAGTCCAGAGGGAAGGCTTTACCCAGACATTGCAGAAGTAACAGTTTCTGGTGGAACTGTGACAGTAGGAAGTAAAGCCGTGTATGGAACATTTGGACCCTACACTAGCAACTCCGATCTAGGTATCACTGTTGGCTCGAATAAAACTAGTGGCTTATATCAAGACACGCAGTATCTTCGAGGTTACGAGTTAAAAAGTTTTGGAGAGATTTTAGAAGACTACTCCAACAACCTTGACGGTTTCGAGTATCGTATTGATTGCGACTATGACTTTACAACAGCATCTTTTACTAGGACTTTAGTTCTTTTAAACATAGAGAACCCTAATGAGGTTACGGAAAGTCCTGACATGTCTGATGAAGAGAGATTAGGATTTAATAATCTTGTATTTGAGTTTCCCGGTAGCATCTCTACTTTTACTGTAGAAGAAAGTGCTGAAGATGCAGCAACTCGCTTCTTTGTAGAAGGAAATATTACTGATCTATCAGATGCGGCAAGTCAACCATATGCTGTTGCAGCAGATATTTCGTTACTAAATAATCCTTTAGGTAAGAGTTGGCCTCTATTGGATCAAGTTGAGATGGTAAACAATACTGCTGACGAAGAGGTTTTATACTCTTACGCACAGGAGTACCTATATGAGTCGAAGCCTCCAATGGGGGATTTTAATATTAGCGTCAACGGATCTTTAACCCCTGTAGTAGGAACATACGTTCCTGGCCAGTGGTGTTCATTAATTATTGACGATCCATTTGTACTTGCAAGACTTGAAAGTGATCAAGAGCCAAGAAATGACATTATTGTCAGAAAAATTAATGGATATAAAGTATCTGTGCCAGACGCTCCTTCTTTTCCAGAAACAGTTGACTTAGACCTAGTTACTGACTGGAAAGTTGATAAATCTGGAGAAGAAGCTGGCCTTAAAAAGACAACAGGAGGAAACTAATGGCTACTCGTAGAAGATCTAGAAGAAAAAGTATTGCTGGAAATATCACGGATGTCCAAAAACGTCTTCGATATCTAGAAACTAGACCAGCACCTACACAGCTTGCTTCCAAGGTTGTTGTCTCAAAAAACATAGCACCTCGCGCCGTAGGTCAGGAGCTAATTGCTGACTCTGCTATTTTAAGAAGGTCTTTAAATCCAGGTGTTGTAGGTACCGCTCAAATTGAAGCGAGTGCTGTTACGCAAGGTTTAATGGCTGTGGACTCGGTTGGAACCGCACAAATAATTCAAGACTCTGTTACTGCTAACGAGATTGCACCTGGAACTATCACATCCACTGAAATGGGAGCTAATTCTGTAACCTCTACTCAGATTGCAGATGGGTCCGTTGGAACAAACGAGCTTGCTGGTTCAATCCCAGACTCAAAGATTGCTGGAATGTCTAGCTCTAAACTTATTGGTGAGATTCAAAATAGTCAGATAGCTGGAATTGAAGGCTCTAAGATTATTGGAGGTATTCAAGGTGGCCTCATTGTTGACGGAACTGTTGCTAGTGCAGAACTTGCTGATAGCGCTGTTACAAACGGAAAAATTGCTGATGGTGCTGTTACAAACGGAAAAATTGCTGATGGTGCTGTTAATGGTGCAAAAATTGGGTCACTTGCTGTTGCAGAAGGAAACATAGCGGCATTTGCAATTACTACTGGAAAAATCTACAGTCAAGCAGTAGATCAGTACAAAATTGCAGTTGGAGCTGTGACCAATCAAGGTCTTGGTGTTGATGCTGTCCTAGAGAGTAGAATAATTAATGGAGCTGTAACGGCGGATAAGCTTAGAGCTGGATCAGTTACTGGACTTAAAATTCCAGTTGGAACAATTGAGAATTATCATCTTGCTGGCGGTATTACAAATGGAAAGATTTCAAGCGTTGACGCTGGAACAATTATTACTGGCACTATAAGTATCAATCGACTTCCAAGTGACGTTCTTACAGATGTTAATGCTGGATCTGGCATAACAGTCTCTGGTTCTGGAAGAACTAGAACAGTTACTTTTGCTGGCTCTGGATATGCTTTGGCTAACCACACCCACAGCGCTTATGCTCCTACTGGCAGATACGATACTTCTTTTGCTGGTAGCCACGTTGGGCACGGAGGCCACACCCACTTTACAACAATCTCATCTAGAAAACTTAAAAAAGAAATATCTGATTACAACATAGATCTAGATAAGTTGTTTCTTCTTCAACCAAAAAGATTTAAATATCGTAATCAAGCAAAAGATGCTAGTAAGAACCGCGAGTGGGATTATGGATATATTGCAGAAGAGGCTTTAGAGCTTGGTGTAGAAGAGATTCTTGGATATGATGAAAAAGGAGAAGTAGATAGCATCAACTACGGTCTTCTTTCTGTCTTTGTTTTAGAGCTCGTCAAAAAACAACAAAATGAGATAAACTTACTCTCAGAAGAGATTAAGCGACTTAAGGAGAACAAATGATTGTCTATTCAGCACACTATGAGCTAGGTAAACCAGCTACAATCAAAAAGACTGTTGAGACTGTAGATGGGACATTTGTATCTACTGGTGTTAATTTCTATAGTCTTGAAGAAAGAGAGTTTCTAACAGATGAAATTATTGCTGAGCACCTCGGCAATCTACTTCTATATTTTAAAGAAGTAGCTGCATCCTCTTCTATTATTCCTACAGCAAGTCATCAAACAACGCATATTATCCCAGAATGGCCTCAGCTAAGCGATATCTTTCAAGAAATTGTTTCTTGGTGGACATTCTTAAGCTACAGACCAGAGACAGATGAGTCCGACCATTACCACGACCCAGTTACGGGTGAGCACACTACTGCACCTTCGGAAGAAGGGTAAACTTCTAAAATGTTTGAAGTCAAAGACGGGTCTAGAACCCTTCAATTCAACGGGCGTCTCTTAGGAGAATCCTCTTCTTGGCGTCGTGGCTCAACACGCTGGATTGAGTTTAAGCTTTTTAAGACAGAGAATGGCTCCTATATCCTCTCTCGCGTTGGTGTATCACTTGTCTTCCACGGAGCAGCATGCCCTCTTGTTAAGAGATACTACCTAAAAGAGTCTGATACAGACTGCTTAACAAAAGACTCTATCCCATGCGAAGAATGTGATCCATCTAGAGATTTGCCTGTTATTTTCCCAGAAACAGACCGCAACTGGGCTCAGGTAAGCGAAGATCCTACTCCCGTACTAGATGCACTTTACAAATACGACCAAGGTGGGGCAAGATACCTTACTAATGTTGCTCAACGGCTTCTTGAAAAAGCGGCTTTGAATGACGAGAAGATAGACTCCATATACAGAGTGGAGATGATTCCCTAGAGACTAAGGAAAAGACAAATGACAATAGTGAACCAAGACGAAAATCTTGTTGTTCCAGATAAAACTATTGCATTCTTTCCTATAATCCCTAGTGAAGGTGTTAAGCCTTTTGATTTAAAAGATATAGGTTTATTTTTAAACCCTCTGAATACAGATCATAAACGAGGGTGGTTCTCTCCCAATTTCTATAAGTGTCTACCTTTAGCAATTGGAAATATGCAAGGTTTTGTATTCAGTATTCCATACGGATTTGATGTTATCTGGAATGGTGGAGATTCTGCAGAAGATATAACCATAACTTATCACGACGACTTTGAACCATATAGAAATCTAAATTTTATATACCCGAACTCTGAGTTTGGTCATGGAGTTCTTACCATTCACTACCCAGTCATATTAAAAACACCACCTATGGTTAATTTAATGACTATATCTCCTCCTAACTATCCAATGCCTGGAGTAAGCGCTATGACAGGAGTTGTAGAGTCTGACAATATACGTTTTGGTTTTACTTTAAATTTAAAAATAGACATACCAAACACGGTAATACGAGTTCTCCCGAACTCTCCATTAGTAGGCATCATACCTATACCAAGATATTTTTGCGATTCTTTTGAATTAAAGAGTGCTTATGATATCTTTGACGAAGAGGTTATAGAGGAAGAAAAGGCAGTAGTAAGGGAGCATTCGGATAAAAGAATAGAGCTATATACAACCAAAGAAGGTAAAGATGGTCTATATTACAAAGGTATGGATATCAGAGGAAATAAGTTTAAAGATCACCAACTTCCTAGAAGTAAAAATAGTTAATACATAAGTTAGGAATAAATGAGCGACAACCAAACGACGCAAGGATTAGGTGATGTAAAACTTCACCTTGTTGATTCTGTAGAAAAAGCTGGTCAGTTTATTACTTGGCTTGGTGAAAGACGTCCCTATGACGCAATTGCAATCGATACTGAAACTGGTGAAAAACTCGGAGGTCAGCGTAGTGATGCACTATCCCCTTGGCATGGAGACCTGCGTCTTGTTCAAGTAGGAGATGGAATGCAAGGCTGGGCTATTCCTTGGGAAGAATGGAACGGAGTTTTCTACGAAGCAATGAGGAAATTTGAAGGTCCTATTGTTTGCCACAATATTGCTTTCGAAGCTCGTTGGTTTGCAATTAAATCTAAGTGGGAAATGCCTTGGCAGCGTGCACACGACACAATGATTATGGCTCACATCATTGATCCACTTGGTGTCGGTGGTCTTAAGCCTCTTGCTGCTCGTTATGTAGATGGCAAGGCTGTTGCAATGCAAGAGAGTCTTGACTTGGGTCTTATTGAGAATGGCTGGACTTGGGGAACAGTTCCAGTTAACTACGAGCCTTATTGGATTTACGGTGCTTTAGATACAGTTCTTACAATGCGCCTATGGGAGCAGTTCTATCAGCAGTGTGGCCCACAGGGTCCATACAATCGTGCTTATGAGCTTGAGATGGCAACACGCAAGATTGTTACTCGTATGGAAATTAATGGTGCTCGTGTAGATCTTGATTACTCTAAGAAAAAGTACGAAGAGCTTTTATCTTATGCAGACTCTGTTAAAGACTGGGCAGCAAAAACTTATGGTGGAGCAAGTATCACGAGCAATATTCAACTAGTTCGTTTGTTTGAAAAGCTTGGTGCTGACATCACGGAGACAACTCCATCTGGAGCAAAGTCTGCAAGTAAGGATCAGCTAAAGCTTTTGACAATTAACGGTAACGAAGAGGTTAAAAACCTTGCAGAGACTGTTCTTAAGCAACGCAAGGCAGATAAACTTGCTAACACTTATTTCCTTAACTTCCTCAACAAAAATGTTGACGGCATCTTGCATCCTTCTGTAAAAACTCTTGGTGCTCGCACATCTCGTATGTCAATCACAGATCCAGCCCTACAGACTCTTCCTAAGGGAGATGAGACAGTACGCAGGGCGTTCTTACCTCGTGACCCAGACCATCTGATTATTTCTTCTGACTTAGATCAGGTTGAATTTCGTATGTTTGCATCTCTATCTCAAGATCCAAACCTCATCTCTCTTTTTCATAAGGCAGATGCGACTGGCTCGGATCCTTTTACCGAAATTGGTCGTCAGGTTTATCAAGAACCAGATATGAAAAAGTCAGACAAGCGTCGTAACCTCATCAAGGGTGTTGTCTACGGACGACTCTACGGTGCAGGAGTTGCTAAGCAAGCTTTGACTGCTGGTGTGTCAGAACCTCAGATGCGCTCTGTATCTGATTCTTTTGATGCTAACTATCCAGGAATGATGCAGTTCCAAAAGCAGATTGAAAACATTGGAATGACTAGACTTCGCCAAGAAGGTCAAGGTTATGTAAAGACTTGGACTGGTCGCCGTATCCCTTGCGATGAAGAGCGTGTCTACACTCTTGTTAACTATCTTATCCAAGGTGGTGCTGCAGAAGTATTTAAGAGTAGCCTTGTTAGACTAGATCAAGCAGACTTAACCGAGCATCTTATTGTTCCAGTGCACGATGAGATTGTTCTACAAGCACCAAAAGATCAAGTTGAAGAGTTCAAGAGAATTGTTCAAGAGTGTATGACCACTACCGAAGGTTGGGCTGTCCCGCTAACCGCAGGTATTGACGGTCCTATGAATAACTGGGGAGAAAAATACGCATGACAAAATATGTTTTAGCAGTGGATCCCGGGAAGGCAACTGGCATTGTTTTAATGTCTTGGAATGGGGAAGACCCAGTTCCAAACGTAATTATTTCAAAAGAAGTGCAACCAGAAGAATTTGCTATGACTATTGAAACAATATTAAATATTCAAAAGCAAGAAAGTAACTTCACAGTTGTATGCGAGCGTTTTACCATCAATGCTCAAACAGTCCGTAACTCTCAGGCGCCTTACAGCCTTGAGCAGATAGGAGTGCTTAAACATCTCTGTCGTACCAATATGTATGACCCTGAAAAGATTGTTTTTCAGTCTCCAGCAGATGCCAAGAACATGTTTCCCAACCCAACCCTGAAGAAGCTCGGGACTTGGCATGTGGGCGGGGAAGGCCATGCAAATGATGCGATGCGACACGCCTTACTAAGATTGGTTAAAACTGGCTGGGTTCCTAGAACTCTGCTAGACTAGAGATACTATTAGAAAACTTTTAGCTTGCAATATCTTCAGTAGTATGTTTTACTTGATGTAGTGACACTAAGGAGCAGGTGGCAAATGGCAGTAACAGTAGACATAAATCCAGAGAAGAACAACATCCTCATAACTGCTGACTGGCGCTTCAAAGAGCTCTGTAAGAGCCTTCCAGGGGCTTCCTGGAGCCCTAAGGAGCAGGTCTGGACTGTTCCACTTAGCTGGACAACTTGCCTCGCTCTACGCTCAACATTCAAGGAAGATCTCTTTGTTGGACCTGCTCTAACCGAGTGGGCGACCAACGAACTCAATAATAGAATTGCCCCTGCCAATGCTCTTAGGGAGCTCGAGACCTATGAGGGTGATGAAGACCTTTTCCCGCACCAAAGGGCTGGCGTAGCCTTTCTTAGCACCGCAAAGCGTGCACTTCTAGCCGATGAGCCCGGCCTTGGTAAGACTGCTCAAGCAATCCGTGCTCTTAAGAGACTTCAAGATAATGGAGAAGATGTATTCCCTGCACTTATTGTCTGCCCTAACACATTGAAGAAGAACTGGGCTAGAGAATTTGAGAAGTGGTGGCCGGGAGTAAAGACTCAAGTTATCAAGGGTTCTGCAGTTCAACGCAAAAAGCAGTTTGCTAACGAAGAAGCAGAAGTATTTATTATTAACTGGGAATCACTTCGCTCACACTCACGGCTTTCTGGTTACGGCTCTATCGCTTTAGTTAAGTGTGTTGAAATGGGTGGACAAGATCCAAGCGTTACAGAGACTCGTTGTGAGGTTCATCCTCGTGAACTTAATATGATTGACTTTAAGGCAGTCGTTGCTGATGAAATCCACCGATCTAAAGAACCAAAATCTAAGCAAACTAGAGCTCTTTGGGCTGCAACTGGAGATGCCCCTATTCGTTTTGCACTTACTGGTACTCCAATTGCTAAAGATGTTGTTGACCTCTGGTCAATTCTTCATTGGCTATCTCCTATTGATTGGCCATCAAAAACAAAGTGGATTGATCGAATGATTGACATCATGCTCAACGCTTTTGGTGGAATGATGGTTATTGGCGTTAAGCCACATATGGAAGATGAATTCCATAAGAGCGTAAACCCCGTAATGCGTCGTATGCTGAAAAAGGTTGTGCTTCCTTGGTTACCACCTGTAATGAACGAGCGTCGTGATGTTGAGATGTCAACTAAGCAGAAGAAGGCTTACGATCAGATGCGTGACACGATGATTGCTGAGCTTGAAAACGGAGATGCAGTTACTGCTCCAAGTATTTTGACTCAAACAACCCGACTGCTTCAGTTTGCTAGTTCTTACGCAACTATGGAAGTCGATGAGTCAACAGGGGAGATGAAGACAGTTCTTGCTGGACCATCTTGTAAGGTGGACTCGCTTATGGATGATATTAAGAATGGTGACTTTGGAGATGACTCTGTGGCAGTCTGTGCCGTATCTCGTCAGTTAATTGACCTTTTGAGCGCAGAACTTACTAAGGCTGGAATTAAACACGGACTAATTACTGGTGCTCAAAATGAAGATGAGCGTCAGAGATCGGTAGATGATTTTCAAGCAGGAAACATTAAATGGGTTCTCTTTACCGCTCAGGCAGGTGGCGTGGGTATCACGTTGACTGCTGCTCGTCGCCTTGTTATGCTACAACGACCTTGGTCATTAGTTGATCATCGTCAGGCTTTAGATCGTGTGCACCGTATCGGTAGCGAAATTCACGACTCTATCTTGATTATGGATTATGTAACAGAGGGAACAATTGAAGAAAGAGTTTTACAAGTACTAGAAACAAAGTCAGATAACTTCGAACAGATTGTTCGAGACAAAGATCAACTGATGAAGTTGCTCAGGGATGATAAGGCAGGTGTTCTATGAGTGGTGTAATAAGACTATCTAACTCGGAGCTACAGACATTTAAAGATTGTCGTCGTAAGTGGTGGCTTGCTTACTATCGCCGTCTACAACCAAAGTTTCGTGATAAGACTGGAGCTTTAGCTTTTGGTAGCCGTATTCACGCAGCGTTAGATGATCACTATGCAAATGGAACTCCACTGCTTGAGGCGCACTCAAAACTTGTTATTGCTGATAAAGAAATCCTTCTTGCAGAATTTTTAGATGTATCTAACCTTGAAGCAGAAGCAGAGATGGGTCGCATAATGCTTGAAGGGTATGAGCAGTGGGTATCAGAAGAAGGAATTGATGCAGAGCTGGAGATGATCTCTACAGAAGAAACAATTATTGCTCCATTGTTTAACGGGGAAGTTGAATTACAAGGCAAGCTTGATATGCGTGTTCGCCGTAAGATTGATGGCGTTCGTATGTTCCGTGACTTTAAAACTGTTGGTGGCTCTCTAGCAGATTTTGGAAACCTTGCTCATATGAACGAGCAAGTTATGACCTACATGCTTCTTGAGGCTACAAAGGCTGATGAAGAGCATCGCTCAGACGGCGGACTGTTTACTCTTCTTAAAAAGGTAAAGCGCACAGCAACTGCTCGCCCGCCTTTCTACGATCAAGTAGAAGTCCATCACAATGTATTTACAATGCGTTCTTTTTGGAATAGAATCCACGGAACAATCACTGATCTTATGAATGTTCGTAGAGCTTTAGACACAGGTTCTGATCATTCATTTGTTGCATATCCGACACCAACTCGTGACTGCAAATGGAAGTGTCAATTTTTCGCTATATGCCCAATGTTCGATGACGGAAGCGCCGCTGAACAAGCACTTAGCGATTCGTATGAGGAAGCAGATCCTTATGCGTATTACGAAACCGACAAAAAAGGAAGTGAGTGACGTATGAGCGATATTCAACGTTCTCTTACAGTTATGGTGTATGGAGAGAGTAAGGTTGGTAAATCCAGTTTTGCTGTCACAGCGCCTTATCCACGCCTGATGCTCGATGTTGAGGGCGGACACCGCTTCCTCCCTATCATCGTTAAGTATTGGGATCCTCTTCGTGAGGAGCCACCAGTAGCTGATGGAACTTGGGATACATGTGTTGTCACAGTTCGTGACTATGACACTGTTCTTAAGACATACCAATGGCTACAACTAGGTAAGCATCAATTCAAGAGTCTCATTATCGACTCTGTATCTGAACTTCAAGTTAAGTGCTTGGAGAACATTGCAGGTGTTAATCAGATGACACAACAACAATGGGGAGAACTTCTTCGCCATATGGGTGGACTCTTGCGTGATCTGCGTGACCTAACAATGCATGCAACAAATCCATTAGAAGCAGTAGTTCTAACTGCAATGGCTCGTCTTGATAAGGATGGTCGTTATCGTCCATACCTACAAGGTCAGCTTGCAATTCAAGCTCCTTACTTCTACGACATTCTGGGTGCGATTACCGTTGAGGAACGTCACAATCCAGATCCAACACAACCGCCTTACAAGGTTCGCCGTATGTATGTTGAGAGGACGAATCAACATGAAGCTGGTGAGCGAGTACAGGGACGCCTTGGAAAAGTGGTTGAGCAAGAAAATCTCTCTATCGAAAGAATGTTAGACATTGTTTTCGGACAGAGACAAGCAGCAGCGGCGGCCGCAGCAGCTGAAACAACAACACAGAAAGAAGGATAATAGGTGAGTACCAAAAATTGGTCTGACTTAATTAAGGATGCTGGTGAAACTGGCAGTTACGAACCACTACCTGATGGTGATTTTGATCTAGTGGTAGTAGAAGCAACTGCAACAACATCGCAATCTGGTAAGACAATGTTCAAGCTAAAGGCACAGGTTGAAGGTGGACCCTACAACAAGCGTCTTGTATGGGATAACTTGGTTGTAACACCAGACAGTCCTGCAGCACTTGGTATGTTGTTTAAAAAGTTTCACGCAATGGGTATTGGTCGTAATTACTTTGATACAAACCCAACTAACGCACAGATTGAAGCGACTCTAACTGGTCGCAGATTCCGTGCACAGATTGGTAGTCGTTTATATAACGGTGCTAAGAAGAACGAAATCCGTAACTATTTTCCAAGTGCAGCAACTATTGCAGCAATGCAAGGTGATACTGCAGCTCCTGCTCAGGCAGCAGCACCAGCACCAGCATCTCCACCTCCTGCAGCAGCACCAGCTCCTGCTCCCGCACCAGTAGCAGCAGCACCAGCTCCTGCTCCAGCAGCACCGTCTGCTCCGTTCTAATAAAATAATTGTAGGGGGCTGCCCAACGTAAAACATTGGGTGGCTCTCTACTAATTCTAAGGAAATAAAATGAAGGTATTAGTTACAGGGTTTACAGCATCTCAGTGCTCTGAGAATGTAAATAATCGCTTGTCTACTTTTACTGGACTATTTAAAAATGCTTTAGATGAACTCCAATGCAATGTTACTTGGGAAAAACCACAGCTCAGTATGAGCAAAGAATATTTAGATCAATATGATTTGATAGTAGTTGGCCTTGCTTCGCCTCATAGTATGGCAGCTAATTATGTATACGGAGGACTTTGGGTAGCCAGCCAAGCAAAAGAACTTGGTAAACTTAGACTTCTTATTGATGCACCAGATCCATATTGGATATGGTCTGGAATTAGAGATTGCAATGATAATCCAGAAAAACTTTTTAAGCCTTTTTATGGACGTAGAGATAATTATTTAGAGGCTCAAGATCATAAATATGCTAAGCCAATCTATCGTTTTCTTCAGCACCTCTATACGGAAAAGTGGGGCAAAGTTATTGTCCCAAGTATGCCGTGGTTTTCTAGAGAGATTGTTTCTAACTCAATAAGAAACATTCAAATTGAAGATGTGATCGGTATCTGCTATGACAGAGAGCTTATTGATAGCTCTGTAGATCGTATAGAGCCTTCACAAGGTAACTACTGGTGTGCTGATGCACCAAAGAGTGACTGGACTAAGAAGGTTGTCAAGAGTTTAACTTCAGAAGTGATGCCCATACGACTTCATAAGTACGATAAGAGCAACGAGATTCTAAGTCGCATAGAAAACTCTATGGGAACTTTGATTAGTACATACAAAAACAACGACCCTTGGTGGTCTATAGCGATATCTCAATCGGTTGCGGTTGGTGTCCCTGTGGTTACTGATTGGCGTCATACATCTTGGGTAGGAGCAGAATGGGCGTTTTTACCTTCAACAGTGGAAGAGATGAGCCCGAGTCAGCGGCTTATCGTGGCACAAAGTCAGAAAGATTTTTACAGAGATGCAACTCCCTCACGGGAGGAATCTTTGCAAAAAACAGTAGAAGCACTGGACAACCAGAGCTTACTGTTAGTAATCTAGGCACATCTGTCAGAAAGGACATTAAGATGCCAGAAGTAGATATGAACTGGGTTAAACAACAACTCACAGAGAACAAGACTAAGAGGGTAGTTGGCGATTCCGTTATCAAGCTCCTCAATACTTGGATTGAAATTAAAAACACAGACCCAGATCCAAGTAAAGATCAAGCAAATCTAAATCAGGTCGTTGAGCTCTTTAGCAAAATTGCTCTTGGTCATGCCATTGTAAAAGAAAACAAAAACGAGAACTGGAACCCAGCACAGGCGGGGGATCTTGTAGTTGCAGATGAGGTTCGTGTTAAGTGGAATGCCTTTGATGGTGAAAAAGGTAAGATCCATAACGGACGTCGTGGCAAGATTGTAAGTATTAGATATGGTGACATTATTGTAAAAACAACAGATGGTAAGGAGCCTGTACTAGAGGGGTTCCACTACACTCCACAACAATTAGAGAAGAGAGTCCCGTAATGAAAACTGTTCATGTAAAATCTTTAATAAAAGCAACCACATACAAAGGTCTTGTAGCTGAGGCAGAGAAAAAACTTTCTAATTTTTTTGAAATTGAATTAGAAGAGATTAAAGACAAGTTAAACTACGAGATAACAGTGTATGAAAGCTCTGATGATGGAGTTAGTCTTCCAATTTTTACTGGAGAAGTTTCCGCCAGATTGAGAAATACGCATGACTAGCGAAAATGAGTATGTTAAACAAGTTTCAGACACGCCTTATCGTGTTGAAGCTCTTAGAGAAGCAGCTAAAATTACCACTCAGGATAGAAATACCAGCTATGGTGGTCCAGAAGAAAATTTTTCACGGACTGCAAAGATCTGGTCTGTAATCCTTGGGCAGGATATAACAAACGAGCAGGTTGCAATGATGATGGTTGGCCTTAAAATGGCACGCTTTGCTCACGGGTCTGGTTTTCAGCCAGATACTTGGATTGATATTGCAGGTTATGCTGGCTGCGGCTATGAAGTTGGAAAGATTGCTTCCGAGCAATAAGAGTAGACTTGAGCCATACAGATCTACTTGAAGGTAGGAAAAAATGGCCGCAGAGCCTGTCATAAGTCCTATGCCAGTGTGTGAATCATGCTGGCTAGAAAACCACACTAAGTGGGAGCCTGAGAGTGTAGATGAAAAAGGGAAAATTCTTATGCGCCTTAAAGGAGTAGATGTCCCTGAAAAAGTAAATAGAGGGTCTGTTGAGGTTTGTGTCATGTGTGGCAATCTTACTATTGCAGGTATATTTGAACTAAAACTTTCAAGTGAAGTATATTTTATGAAAGAACTATTTGAAGAAACTTTTGAGGTTCCTCTAGACAGTACGGAAGAAGATCCAAACTAAGGAGTAACATATTAAAGACGAAAGACATGGTCAGCATCTCTGGTCTGAGTGGGGTGGGAATGGCTACAACGAACAACTTACATCCCCCGTTGTTTATTACACTTTTGATCATATTGATTTAGAAAACGATCTAGTGCGGAGAGCTCTTGCCTCGGCTTTGCAAAGAGACGGTGTTGCAGTTTCCCTAGGCGATGGATTTAATATGATAGATAAAGCTACTCCAATGCACGGATGGTCTGGACTTATAAAGGATGAGCTAGAGTTTACTGTTTGCGATGATTCAGGGGAGACAGAGTACGGAGATGTTGTAGGGGTAGCACTCGCAACTACATGGGTAGAAATATAGTAGATAGTCTATAGTAGAGCGGTTTTATACTATATAGTCTAATATAGTCTATATGTGGAAACCAGCAGACAACCTAGAATGGCAAAAAGACGCTTTATGCGCCGATCCTAAAAACAAAGAGTCTGTTGATTGGTTCTTTTCTACCGATTCATCAAAAAAATATGCAGCTAAAAATATGTGCTTTGAATGCCCTGTCAGATCTCAGTGTCTGCAGTGGGCCTTAGAACATAGACAAATTTGGGGTATTTGGGGTGGAAGAGATGAAGTTGACATTCGTAGAACTCTTTCCGTATCCTACAACGGTGAGGAAACAAAAAGAAGAAGAGTACCTAATTGTCCATATTGCACTGCTCGTCCTTCTAAGCTTGATACTTCTATAGAAGAGCTACCAAACGGTGGTAGATGGACAACAGCAAAAATTGTTACCTGCACCGAGTGTAATTTTTCATGGAGAAGTCGTACAAGTGCAAATGCTGTTGAATCTTACAAAGAAGATAAACTACAGAAAACTAAGACAAATAAAAAGAAATAGGATTATTTAAATCAATCTCAAAAGGTAAATTTTGATTTAACAAGTCTTTTTTAATACCATCTCTAAAAAAATTATAGTGATTTCTAGAGTACTCGTACATGTCAAATTGCAGAAGCTCTTCTCTTGCTAGTTCTGGATCTATAAGATTTAGACCAGCTAGACTCCACTTCCAAAGATTATTAGCTCCCCACTGCTCCTCTGAGTCATATAAATAGGTTGGAATCTTAATTTTTGCTTTTTCAATATAGTTTTGAACAGTCGGAGTTACTAAATTTTCATTTTTAATGTATCTCCAAAACTCGGAATCATCACGCCCACCTTGATAATGTAGGACCGTAAAGTCTAATAAATTTTCATACATTTTTATCATATTTTTATTGTAATTTTTAATATTTGCTTCTGTAACAGTAGTTTCAATTTTATTTGTTAGATGTTCTAGACAGAATGAATATACTTGAGCAATAGTTGCATGGATAGATGTGGCCTCTAATGGTTCAATAAAAGAGCTTGCAAGACCAGTAACAAGACAATTTTTCTTCCAGACCTCTTCTAACCGACCAGAGTCAAACTTAAGATGTCTAATAGGTTCTATAGGATGCCCCATAATTTTTTCTGCTTCGGCTTGAGCCTCGTCTTCAGAAATAAAACTACTACTGTAAACGTAGCCGCACCCTCTTCTACTTAGAAGAGGTGTTCTCCACATCCAACCAGAAGATAAAGCTTCGGCTTCAGTAACTGGTTGTACTATTTTATCTTCCTTGTATGGGACAAGAAAAGGCATAGCTCTATCTACAGGAAGATAATCTTTATATGAATGCCATTTAATTTCCAGTTTATTAGCTAGTATTCTTTGCATACCAGTACAGTCTATAAAAAAATCTCCTTCTAGAACTGAGCCGTCTTCAAGAAGAACTCCTTCTATGTTTCCATTAGATTTAATCCTAATGTTTTTAATAACTGAATCTACAGATTTAACACTGTAGTATTTAACTAAGTAATCTTTAATATATTTTCCAACTTTAAAGGCATCAAAATGTAATCCAAAATCTTTTTGTATCGGGAATTTATTGTTATCGTATGCTTGTCCTATAGCACTACAAAGATAAGCTTTATCCAAACCATACTCTGATATGACATAGTTAAAAAGCTGATCAGGGGAGTGTCTTGTTGTTTCAGAAGCAGAAACTGGAGCAAAATACGATCCCTTATCTTTTGCCCAGTTGATATGCTTTAAGGCATATTTCGGGATACCATCTGTTTTATCAATAAAATCTAAGATATCGATCTCTGCAATATCGCTATTTGTATTAAGTTTATTATTATTATGAAAAAAGTATCCGCTTAGAATATCAATAATTAAACCACTAGAAGCCTCGCCAGCACCGACAATCCCAATTTTGGAAGACTCTATAACTGTTATGTTGTGCTGTCCTGGATTTGTTCGAGCTACTATAAAAGCGGACAGCCAACCAGCTGTCCCGCCTCCACAAATAACTATGTTCACTTTTTTCCTTTTTTCTTTACTAAATCAGATTTCATTAAACAAAAATCTAAATTGTTTTTCAACCTTTCATTGCTTGGCTCTAAGTCATAAGCTTGTTGAGCATACTCGGATGCTTCTTTATACATTCCTAGGTTATAGCAAGCTATAGCTGCATAGTCATACGGTGCAGCACCCCAAGCTTCTGCTTCACAGAGATACTCGAGGGGTTTTTCTACAATAGCTAACGCTTCTTTGGCTGTCTCTAAAGAGTTAGTCCAGTCATTTCTTTCGTAGTAAAGCTTTGCAAGGTCTACCCATGGTTCTCTGCGACCAGGTGCTTGTGCAATTGCTTTTCTAAACCAGATCTCTGCCTCTTCTGGGAGTGACTTACCAATAAAACGCATGGATGCGGCACGCTCTGGCGCCCAATGTGCTGTTGGTAGATCTAGATGACGCTTAAGCTCTCTAGCTGCTTCTTCATTCTTCCCGTAGAAATACAGCTCTCGCCCGTAGTAAAAAGCATTGCGATCATTGTATGGATCTTCTTTAACTGAAAGAGCAAGAAGCGGTAGATATTGAGAACGAGACTTACTTGGATCAGGATGATGGTGAGTTGCAAGTCCATCTGTCCACTCTTGTTTTTCTTCAATTCCATAACTATATAGACACTCGTGAACTGGGTGACGCCATCTATAGCCTTTACGAGCATGGATGTGATCGTAGCTAAACTCAAGACCGGGAGTTCCATCATCATTAAACGACCAAATATGTTTATATCGTGGTCGTGTAACTCCTCGGCTCCATAGTTCTTCTATAACTGGCTTCCAATTTGGAGTAATTACTTCATCCATATCCAAAGAGATACACATGTCAATATCTTCAGGTAGGAGTGCTAATGCAGCGTTTCGTGCATCATCAAATCTCCAAGGCATGTTTTTAATACTATGAACTACAATCCCGAGCTCTCTGGCACGCTCTATAGTGCCGTCTGTCGATCCAGTATCTGCAATCATTAAGTAGTCAGCATCTTTAGATGCCTCAAACCACTTATCAACAAACTGACGCTCATTGAGTGCAATTGTATAAATAGCTACCTTCATTTATGCCTCTTCTTTATCTCTAGTTTGTATTAAATATTTAAAAAATGTTTTGTAAGAAAAGTTGCTGCAAGAATACTCCACAAAATATTAAACCATATAATAGTTGGCAAAGTCTTAATAGTGGCTGACCAAATAAGAAGAACACTTGTTATAAAAGCAAATATATACAACCACCAGATGGAGATACCAAAAAGTAGTCCTGGAATGATAATAAGAGCCTTTGTTGTAAAAGCAAGAAATTCAACAGTGTTAGGTATATTCCAATATTCTTTAGTGCCCATTGTTTTTAAGGCAGTGATCCATTGAAAATGCTTCTTTACATTTCCATCAAATACCTCTGCGTTAGTGAAGAAGTTCGGGTCTTTATAGTTTTTTGTCACATCTCTCCTTAGTAGTAGTGTGTAAATCTTACTAAACTATTCCTTTTCATGCTCCCCCCATTTGCCTTTAGGACAACTAGCATTAGGTAGTTTAGTTTTTTGAGCCATAAAGCAGTTACATGCCGAACAAATTTTCATAATAGGATGAAGAAGAGGGCAGCTTTCACAGATAGAGTATCTCTCATTTCTTACTACCTCTGAAACCCTTCCTATCGTCGGTGTAATAAGGTCCCAAGGTCGTGCTCCCCTCATTCCGTTTTTTCCACTAAACATAATAAAACTATTCCTGACTATATATTTCTTTATCACTAATCAAAGTGACTTCTCTTTTGTTCACATAACCACCTTGATTCTCTAGCATACCAAATGCTTCTTCAGCATTACTAGCAAGAACTGAAACAACCATCTCTACTTTGTATGAATAGCAATGTGTTTTTACTTCTATTGCTTGAATTTTAGTGTCTTCTGTGGTTTCTTCCATGTTTTCTCCTTATTTATTATAAACAGTCTATCCTATTTTCTTAAACCAGCGCTGATAACCCTTTAATATCTCCACTACTCTATCACCATAAATGTTGCTAAACGCATCAATTGCCATCTTTGGCTCTTTTCGAACCCCTAAACCAGCAGACCACTCGTAATCATCGAATCCAATAATACCCCCAACCTCTAGACATTCGTATGCGGCAACCGCATCTTTGAGGACACCGTAAGCGGTATGGTCACCATCAACATATATAAAGTCAAACTTTTCGGTATTAGATTTAAAAAACTCGTCGCTAGTGCCTTTGAACTTAACAATCTTTTTATCTTTTAGTCCTTCTGCAACCTTTTCATCATACAAGGACTCCACAGTTTTCCAATTCATTTGACGATGAACAGGTTCATCTGAGCCTTCCCATGTATCAATATCTATTAGAAGAGAGTTTGAGTTTTTAAGAAGGTTCTCATACATCCAAAGGGATGCATCCCCTGTATATGCCCCGACTTGTAGATACTTAGCTGGCTTACCGGGAACGTAGTTTTTTAAAAGAAATGTAGCAAAATTTGTCTGTCCATCATTTTTAAACCAGTTTACATAGTCTTCAGTCATTTTATCTCTTTTCGTTATATAAGGATCTATCCTGAAATTATATACTTTTTCTGCCCTTTCATAGGCATATTGATTATTTTTACATCCCCACCTTGAACACTTACGGTACTTGTATAGTCATTGACTAGACCAGTAGTGTATAAGATGGATTGGGAATTAGCCAGTATCCACCTTTTTATCTGACTTGCAGTCCAATCTGGATATACCTGCTTAAGTAGGGCACATATGCCAGCTACCTGAGGAGATGCCATAGATGTACCGCTAATCACTGCTTGTTTATATGAAGCATTTAAATAATAAGTACTAGTAGATGCTCCATGTTCGTTTGTATTGCTCATAGCACTCATAATGTTTTGTCCAGCGGCATAAATATCCACATTTGGGCCGCAAACGCTAAAAGAACTTCTTGCTTCAGTCGTTGAGACAAAAGCAGTTCCCATGGAACCAACATCGAAACCATTCCCTGTACCGCAGTTAGGAGATGATCCTCTGTGGTAGTAGATATTTCCTAGGCTTGTCACTGTTATAAAGTTATTATAGTCTACTCCGCCAAAAACATCAGCTTTCATACCACTATTTCCAGCAGCATTACATACAATAACTCCTGCTGCAATTAGTAAACTCACATCTGCATCTATAGAAGGAATGTTGTATTCAAACTCAAATAAGGTTGCTGAACGCTGGGATCCAGTGTGTCCTTTAGCCGTATCTTTAGTAGTTCCAGACCAAGGAGTTCCTCTATAAGAACCACCAGTTATTGAAAAATAATTTACTTGGTTCTGACTCATCTGATTTAAAGAAGTATCCCAGTAAATATTATATCCCCAGCTATTATTAATAATAGTAGGTCGTCCATTTGTTTTTGCGTTATGCCAGCCCAGTATGCAGTCAAAAGCATCAAATACACTTATTCCGCCATTAGGGTCTGTTGTACCCTGAAGTCCACTAAGTTTAATTGAGTATATATTTGCATTTTTAGCCCAGCCAAATGTTTTACCAGCCACTGTTGCAGCAACGTGGGTCCCGTGACCGTCATAATCAGTGTAGTGACCAGTTGGCATAGTTCCAGGAACTCCACTTGCAGTAAACCAATTTATTTGTTGAACCCTGCTTGCACCAGAAGAATCTTGAAACTCTGGATGATCTGCCTGAATACCGCTATCAATAATAACTACATCTACACCAGTGCCGTCTAGCACATAATCATATGTCCCACCTGGATCTGCTGTACTTGTTCCAAACACGTTGGTCGCAGCTGTGTGACGAAGTAGGCCCCAGTTTTGTTTTTCTCCAGCGGATACGGTTGTTTTATTGAAAGCTCCATCTTGAAAAGCAAATTTAGTAGGTACAAGAACTTCTATATTTGCTACATCTTGAACTCGTGGGTCTTCCTTTAGTTTTTGAGCTTCTGCTTCTGTAAGTAGGTATGTAGTATTTCTAGGGTTTACAGCTCTCTCGTTTGCAACCTCTACAACTCTATCTGGGATAGTGTCTAGAGTTGAAGAACTACTTAATAGATCGTCCCACAGTGAGTCTGTATCCTCTATACCCTCTGTAGTTACCGTGTAAGGATACAGTTCACTCACTACGAGATAACCGCTCTATCCGTAAATCTACGCCAGTTAGTTCCATCGTAGAATACTGGTTGAGAACCACCAGTTTCATTTGTACAAAAAGCTATAGAACCTATGCTAACAACTATGCTTTGCAACTGAGCAACCGTTCTATTATATAATCTCATAGGTTGATTATTAAGAATTTCAGTTGTAGGGTTTAAAGTAATTGTAGTTGGTGAGGTAATTGTATATGTTCCAACTAAAGAACTTGGTGCAGAAACAGTATTTGTTTGGATCTCAGTTACTGTTAGCACCTGTGTAGTTGCATTATATCTAATTCCAGCATTGGTTTTTCCACCAATATCACCAGTTGCAGCATCATAAAGAGATACATATGCACCTGTTACTGACGTATTACTTACGTTAACAAAACCTGATCCTGTCGGACCAGTTACACCCGTTGGGCCCGTAGGACCTGTCGGGCCACCTGAAGGACCTGTTGGTCCAGTAACACTTGGTCCTGTCGCACCTGTTGCACCAGTAGCACCTGTCGCACCTGTCGCACCAGTTGGGCCTGTAACTGTAGATGCCGCACCAGTCGGACCTGTAACGCTTGGCCCAGTAGGTCCTGTTATGCCTTGTGCACCAGTAGGACCTGTTGGGCCCGTTGGTCCTCCACTTGGTCCTGTCGGACCTGGAACTGTGCTTACTGGACCAGTTGGTCCCGTTGGACCAGTTGCACCAGTAATTGACGGTCCAGTTGCACCTGTTGGACCAGCTAAACCTGTAGGACCAGTTGGTCCATTGGCAGGACCAGTTGGTCCTGTTGATCCTGTCGGTCCTGGAATAATTGAAGCAGCACCAGCTGCACCTCTAGGTCCTGTAGGACCTGTTGCACCTTGTGTACCTGGTGAACCTTGTGCTCCAGTTGGGCCTGTAAAACCTAGTGGTCCCATTGGTCCAGTTGGGCCACCTGCAGGACCAGTCGGTCCCGTTGGGCCACCTGAAGGACCTGTAGGTCCGATTGCACCAGTCGCACCTGTCGGACCAGTCGGACCTGCAGAAGGACCAGTTGGTCCCACTAAACCTGTTGGCCCTGTTGCACCTGCTAATCCAACTGCACCTGTAGGACCTGTTGGTCCTGCAACAAATGGTCCAGCATTAAACCACTCTAAATTTAAATCATTCCACACATATAAATTTGAACCTACAACATAAGCATCGCCAACGTTTCCTACTGGAGTATCTGTCTGAAGATTTCCTAAAGTTGCGTAATAACCTAAAACTCTTACTCCCGAGCCTTGCGGTCCTGTTGGTCCTAATGGCCCTGTCGGTCCTGAAGGTCCTATTGGTCCCGTTGGTCCTGTTGGAGCTGCAGTAGCTACAATATTAAAAGAAGATCCATTAAATAAACGAATAGTATCATCATCACTATCGATCCAAATATCTCCAACTTGCGGGCTATTTGGTTGGATTGCTTGGTATATAACATTAGTTCTTCCAGAAGTTTCATATAAAATATTTGTTGAAAAGGCGCTATCAGCCGTACTTGCTGCTACATAGATTTTATCCCCTACCTCTATAGCAAATCTAAAGGTCTCAAAAGACTGTCCGATAGCGACATCTAAAGCATTAACAATATATGCCCTAAGGCTTGGATTTCCTCCAGAAGATGCAGGATCTACATATATAGTCGCCTGTAAAGCAATATTACCTTTGTTTACAACAATCACTGATGCAACCCCTGCTACATCTGACGTTGTTAGTAGAGTAACTGTGTTCGCTAATGGAGCAGCTGTTCCTAAACGTTTTACTGGCATTATTGACCACCATCTACTAAAGTAACTTTTCCTTCACCCAAGCAGCAATTATCTGCCCCTTCGAGGGTTTCAATAGCTGCACTATACACGCCTTCAAGAAAATCTTCACGTCCAGTTGCCCACACTACATCAGAAATAAGCACGGTCTTGTTCTCAGAAATTTTTTTAATAGTTAGGTTGAGCAGGGAGGCGTTTCCGCTCTCTTCTGCCTTCCATTCAAAGTCACCTACAGTCTCCAGCGTCATATTACTGCGTCTCCTTTTTTCCTATTATACCATAGACATTCTATACTAAAGACCTACGGCTGTGTAAATAAACCCTCGTCATAAATTGTGGCTTCTGCAATTGAAGCTGGAGGAATATATTCTCCGTTTTCATTTTTAGTCCACATTGGCTTTACTTCTGATCCAATAATATCCCCTTTTACATCTGATGAGAATACTGTTGAATTTACTCTAAGAACCTTGTTACCAAGCATCTCCTCTACAAAATAGATTAGCTGAGCTTCCTCCCATTGGCCGTCAACATACTTTTTTGCCATCAACGTGTTCGGGTCAACAGAATCCTCTACTGCAATAGAATTATCAACAAAATTTGGCGAATTTACATATGCAAATGCCACGCCGTCTTTTAGCTGTACCCAGTTAGTCATTTTTTCTCCTTTTAGTTGTATTCTACTAATTGCCATCGACAAGCACCTGTTGCTGTCAATGTTGTTGAGTTTGTTAATGTTACTCCATACTCTGCCGATGTTAAAGAAGTAGACCCCCCACTTAAACTTCTTGTTCCAATAAAATTGGGAAATATGCCTCCACCCATTGCGCCATTAGCTTGCGTTGCAACCGATCCTCCAGAAGGTGTTAACGTGCCGCTCTCTGAGCTATTTGTTGCTACTGTTCCAGCAGAACCTGTAGAAAAAGAAGTAACAAAAGATTTTGCAGTATTTACAGATGAAACTGTTATAGCTCCAGCAGACGCAGTTGAGCCTCTTTGAACTGATTTAATTCCAGAAGCAACTTCAGGATATACTTGTATTGACATTATGAATACTCCACGACTTCCCAGCGGCAAGCACCTGTAGCTGTTATTGTTGTAGAGTTTGTTATATATACCCCGTATTCTTGAACTGTAATAGAGGTGCTTCCTCCACTAAAGAATCTAGTTCCAGAATAATTTGCAAATGATCCTCCACCAGCTACTGCTCCGCCTCCGCCGCCAGGTCCAACAATTCCTCCCCCACTTGGGCTTAGTGTTCCAGTCTCGTCTCCTGCAAGTTGGACTGAACCAGCAGATCCAGTTGAAAAGGATCTAACAAAAGATTTATTAGTATCCACGGAGGATATTGATATATTTCCTGCACTAGCAGTAGACCCTCTTTGAATAGATTTAATTGTAGAAACACTTAATGGAAACAAAGAGATCGACATTATGAATACTCTATAACTTGCCAATTACAGGCACCAGTCACTGTTAATGTCGTGTCATTCGTTAGATATGCGCCATATTTTGCTGCTGCTATTGATGTAGTTCCACCAGATAAGCTTCTTGTTCCAGAGTATGTTGGAAAAGATCCAGACGTGTTTAAGTTTCCTCCAGGAGCTCCAACCGAACCACCGCTTGGAGTATAAGTTCCAGATGTATCACCAGTTCCAGCTACCGTTCCAGCTGATCCAATAGAAAATGATGTAACAAATGATTTGTTTGCATTAACTGATGAAATTGTAATATTACCTGCTGAAGAAGCAGTACCTCTTAGGATAGATTTAATTGTTTCCACTCTTGACGGGTACATTTTAGATCCCATTATGAATACTCCACGACTTCCCAGCGGCAAGCACCCGAGACAGTTATTGTTGTAGAGTCGACTATATATGCTCCATATGCTGCTGAAGTTAGAGAAGTAGACCCTCCACTAAAACTTCTTGTTCCAATCAAGTTTGGGTAGGAACCGCTTCCTGGATTAAAAGATTGAGAGTATTGTCCGATATTTCCTCCAGATGGAGTGTATGTTCCCGTTGTGATGCTGTCTGTCCGCACACTTCCAGCAGAACCTGTTGAAAATGAGCTTATAAAAGATTTAGATGTATTTATTGCAGATATGGTTACATTTCCAGCAGACGCAGTGGAGCCTCTTTGAACTGATTTAATAGTTGAAGAGACTACTGGATATGTGCTGTTTGACATTTTAGGATATCTCAACTCCACTTAAATGTGCTGTCAGTGCTGAGCCAGTAGATGCCCATCCGATCACTGTTTGTGTGCCAGATCCGCCAAGTACCTGCTTAAGATCAAATGAGGCAATGCTGTTTGCTGGAACAGCTACCGATGTAGCAAACGCTACCTGTGTGCCAGTTGCATCTGGTAACGTTAAATTAAATGATGCCGAAGTAGCAGTAACGTTACTTATAATAATATTTGTAAGTACTGTTGTTGTTGAAGCGGGAACGGTGTATATAACAGTTGAGTTAGTAACCGTTAATACCGTTCTTGCTAGTAGCTTTGATACTGTTGCCATTTTTTCTCCTATTATTTCGAGTTATGGTACGAGTTATACCTAGATTATATTGCTTCCATTAAATTTAAAATAGTTAGCCCTTCACTTCCAGTTCCTAAAGTTACAATATCTTTAATCATAATAACTCCAAGCATCCCACTGTGTAGTGAACATAGATAAGAATACGCTCCATTTATATTAGATGGTACCTGCCAATATAGAGTTCCTGTTGTCTTACCTTGAGCTGATGATCCCGTGGTAACTGTTCCATCGGTAGCCACATGAATTAGGCCAGTGTCATAGTTTGCTGCGCCAAGTGCGGTTCTAATCAAGAAAGGATGACCAGCTACGTTTAAATTAAAAGCAATAGTGGTTCCTGAAATTGCGTAAATAGTTGGATTATTTCCACTATATTGATTATTAAAAAGATATGCTGCAAATCCACTATTGGTTACAGCTAGTCTAGTAATTGCAGGGTATGCAACCTCATCCACTGTTAATGAAGCGAGAGTTGCATCTGTAGTTCCACTAAATGTTGCTGCACCCGTTGGGCCAGTCGCACCCGTTGCACCTGTTGGACCACCAGTACCTGTAGGTCCTGTAACTGTTGAGGCAGCGCCCGTTGGTCCTGTTGTACCTGTAGGGCCTGTAGCACCAGTCGCGCCAGTAGCACCTGCCGCACCTGTTGGTCCAGCAACTGTGCTAGCTGCACCTTGTGCACCAGTAGGACCTGTAGGTCCTGCTGCACCCGTTGGCCCAGTCGGTCCTACAACCGTGCTTGCTGCACCAGTCGGTCCCGTAATACTTGCACCAGTCGCACCCGTCGCACCAGTCGCGCCAGTAGCACCTGCCGCACCAGTTGGACCTGTAGGTCCACCTGAAGGTCCAGTTGGGCCTGTAACTGTTGAAGGCGCACCTGTTGGGCCTGTAGCACCAGTAGCACCAGTAGCACCTGCCGCACCTGTCGGTCCAGTTACGGTACTTGCCGCACCTGTTGGACCAGTAACGCTAGGGCCTGTAGCACCAGTCGCGCCAGTAGCACCTGCCGCACCAGTTGGACCTGTAGGTCCACCTGAAGGTCCAGTTGGGCCTACTGGTCCTGTTGAACCAGCACCTGTTGCACCAGTTGCACCCGTTACACCTGTTGGACCTGTTGCACCTGTTGGACCTGTTGGTCCATTAGCTGGTCCTGTCGGACCTGTTGGACCTGTTGCACCTGATCCACTACTAACTCCAGAACCAACAACTTCCCACGATGTAGAAGTTTTTACTTCTAAAGTATTTGTTTCCGTATTAAATCTTAAATAACCTGTATCTGCAGTTGCAAGCCGTTGAGCCGTAGTACCTTTATCAACGTATAAAGTATTGTAGTTTCCTAAAATAGTTTTGTTAGTTAATATCTGTGCAAGATTTTCTGGTTGACCAGCATCATCTTGAGCTACACCACTGGCGCTAAAAGAAACAGTTGACACTGAAGCTTTGACATATAAAGAATCACCTTGATTTACTGGAAACCTAAATGTTTCAAAGGATTGTCCTAGGCTTAAATTTATATTATAACCGATATAAGCGTACTGAGCAGGAACTGAAGCATTAGCTGGTACTACCCAGATGCTAACTTTTGTTAAAGGGGTAGCTACTACAGATTTATTTGCAGCAATGACAGATACAAGGTATGAAGATTGAAATGTCTCTAAAACAGTATCTGTATTAGCAGCAGGAGAAGCAACACCTAATCGTGTAATTGGCATCTTGCCCTCCTATGCCTGTGCTTCAGACCATGACAGCTTAGCTGATGCGAGTGTTGGGTTACCTGTCAAACGAGATACCGCAATAGTAAGAATATCAGGTCCGTCTGGGAAGATTGAGTCTCCACCAAGGATTGAGTTTGAAAGCTCGAACAGAGAGCTAACATCTACTACTGTAGTATTTTCACCACCAGATGATCCACCTGAAGCTCTAAAGTTATAAACCTGAACTCCACCAGATACAGTATCTGCAGATGTATGCTCAACCACTTGTGTAAGTGAAGGAGAATCTACACCTGCAAAGCTGAGGTTGTTAAGACGAGGATTCAAAAGAATCTTTACGTCTACTAACTGAGTAGTAGATACACCAATTTCTTTCAAACGCAACTGCATGCGGTTAATAACATCTCGATCACCAAGTTTACCTGTTAAACCAGAAGAAACCGATGGACTCAGGCGGATTGAGAGTAGAGGCTGATAGTTAGGTCCAGATGTATTATTGAGTGATCCATCTGGATACAAGAAGTATGTGTATTGAGTATTTCCTTGAGTTGTAAAATTAATAACTTCAGCAATAGCAGCACCTGGCTGAGCAATACTAGCTACTGTAAAGGACCCTGTAGCGGTATATGTAAATACTGTATCGCTGACTCTAGTAACTGTAAAAGGACCATTTGGAATATTTGTAGCAGTCATACCATAGATTCCTACATACATTCCTGTAGTCAACCCATGGGCAGCTGCTGTTGTCACCTGTATTGTTGTAGTTGTTCGCTCAACTGTAGCTCCAACAGTGATGACCGAACTGAGAGGAGTTAAGTGGATTAAGTTAGCTGAGTTAACAAAAGCTTTATATTTAGTGTTGTTAGTTAGGTATGCCAATGTATTAGAACCTACTACCTGTGTAGCTGGATTTAGCGTATTTGTTCCTGGAAGAGCATTAGATCCAATTGATTGGAACTGTAGAATTTCTCCAGTAGTAAATCCGTGACTCTGAACTGTAAACAGATCTGTAGCTAAATTAATACCAGTTGAAGCAAAGGACTTAGCTGTAGTTCCTGGGATATTAAGAGTCTGGCTTGAACCTGTAAACAGGTAGGCGTTGTCATCATCAAAGCGGCCATCCATCATTACAGAAGTTCCCCAGTGGAAGAGGAATGGAATATATGTAGGATTGTTGTATGTAACTACTTCATAGCGAGCTGGTAAGTTACCAGAGCGAAGGTATGATTCAAACAAGTTGTTATTGTGAACAAACTCGTGGACATACTGTACTTGACCATTAGTTGTCTTAAAGCCGAAACGAATCTTTCCAGCTCCGTACCAAGAGTAGTCAATGTAAGCCATTTGAATACGGCTAAGGTCTAGGTTATATCCTGTTGCACCAGTTCCATCGCAAGGGTCAAGTGACCAATCTTCTTGAGGAATACGAGTATCAACAGTTTTTGTAACAATAATGCCTGACTTAGCAGGTACAAATGAGTGGATATTTGTTGTTCCAAAGCTAGAAAGATTTACAAAACTTCCAGAGTCTGGAGCTGCTTTAAGTTTAAAGCTGTTGTTATCGATAAGAGATACATAGTAAGTACGACCGTTAATTAGACCGCCAATTGGTTCTCCATCAATAGAGTTATATGTAACTGGCAGTAGGTCGCTAAAACCGTGTCCAATAATTGCAAACACATCTGTTGTTGTATTTACAACAGCATTAGGGTTAAACTCTTTTTCTGTTCCAGAAGAGCCTTTATACTCTGGTCTAATAGACATACGAGTCTGACTTGTAATTTCTACAATTCTATATGACTGACCACGCATAACCACATAGTTGCCAACTGCAAGCTGAGCTTGGAAGCTAGTATTTGTTCCAAATACAACTTCGTTTCCTTGAAGTGCAGAAACTGTTCCAGCTATCTGCTGAGTTGAAGATCGACGAACTGCATAGATTTTTTCTCCGTCAAACTCAAAGAACATGCCGTTTTGATCATCGAACATTCCAGAACGAACAGCTCCATTTGTCCAGTTAGTAACGTAGAACTGAGGGAAGCCATATGCTCTATCTTCTGTAATAGCTCCATTTGCAGAAATTCTAAATGTTGTAAGGTCTACTACTGTCACCGAGAAGTTTCCATTGTAGACAGTGCTTGCATTTCCATAAGAATCTGTTGCTTCTGCTACTTTAATAATCAACCCAGATAACAACCCGTGAGGACGACGAGTCTTACACTCAATAGTGGTATTACTAAACTTAATCATACTTTCAATATCAATTGATGGTTTAAAGTTAATACCGCAAGAGGTCTGGATACCTTTACCTGACTGGTAGCGGAAATACTTACGAGTCTGACGAACAATCTGACCCAGTGATGTTCCAGACCCGACTGACATTTCCACACCGCCATCAAATGGACGGTGTAGAGAGTAGCCTTCTGGACGAACATATACGAAGGTTGGGTACGAGTATGAAACAGAGCTGTATGCAGAAGCATAAGGACGATCTACAGAAATCTGTGTATCAGATCCAATAGCTGAGATACGACGAATGATTGGACCCACTGGGATAGTCTCTGTCAAGCTAAAGTAAGGAATAGATCCGACAGTACCAACAGTAGTGATTGCCACAGCATTTGTATTAGCTATCGCATCTGCGGCAGATGAGTGAAGAGTAATTGTGTTTGCATCAATTCTGCGAGTGAAATAGTAGTATTGATCAACAAGTGGAGCTGGTGATACGCCACCATTTGCAGAGTATACAACTGTATCTCCTGTTGCAAAACCATGGGCAGTCTTTGTAATTCTGTTAGTTGCAGTATTGATATCTCCAGAGACAAAGTTAATATTTATAACAGTGTTAGGTGGGAATAAGCGGAAACGGTCTCCCACCTTGAGAATCTTAGAGAACGAGGTACCAATTCCGTTAACAAGCACCGAGCCAGAAACAGTGGTGACTGTACCTCCACCAGTAATATTTCCATTAAGCTGCGATGTTGTAAATTTGTGACCAACACCAGTTCCAAAATCTGTAACTGTTAATGTTGTACCTGTAGCAGAGTTGCTAGCAGATGTTGCTAGTCTAAAATAATCTCTATTAATCGCAACTACATAGTAATCTGTCAAATCAGTAAGACCTACAATAACTGTTGCAGAATCTCCCTTATCATATGTCAGCTTTGTTCCAGTTAGGAAGCCGTGGGAAGGAAGCTTAAAAGCACTAAGTGTTAAATCAACTGTTGCTCTTGGGTTAAAAGTTTTAGTGATGAGAGGTACTTTTCCAGCAGCAGTAACTGTAAAGCTCTTATCTGTAGGAGTAGTTGCAATTACATAAATTCCATCTGGTGTCTTAGAAAGTGATTGTAGTGAGTGATACCCAACACCAGCTGGAGTGTCAGTAATATTTACCGCTGTTCCAGCATCTGCATTTTCTGGAGTAGTTGCAAGCTTGATTCTATCTCCATCAACGAAGATCACATAGTAAGGGGTTGCAGTTGTTAAACCATTAACAACTGTCTGACCTTTAGCATCATATAAAACAAGTTCCTTTTGAAGGAAACCATGATTTGGAACAGTAATAGTTTCAGTTGCATAATCCAAAGCTATGATTACCAAAGACTGAGTTCCAGTTCCAACAGCAAGAATATTTACAGGGTTTGATAAATTAGCATTTGGTGAAAGTTTTACAAGGCTGTTATCAACTTTAATAATGTAATAAATAGTATTATTTGCTAAACCGCTAATAGTTGTTCCGCCACCATTTGAGTATCGTACTGCTTGACCAGATACAAGTCCGTGGTTAGGAATATACAAAGTGTCTTCTAAAATATTAACTGTGATAAATGTAAAGCTGTGTTCTGTACCTGTTCCCGGTCCAGTTAAGTTAATATATGTTGGAGAATTGAGAGATGTCTTTAATCTAATCTGGTTAGAGTTAAGAACTTCTTGAACATAGTATGTTGTTAAGTGAGTCAAACCACCAATAGATCCAGTATTATTTCCAGCTGGGTTTCCACTACCGTTGTTATATTGAATAGGCTGATCAACTAAGAAACCATGAGCGGTGATAGTTAATGTATCTGTAACTGGGTTTACAACTACCTTAGAAACAATATCTGATGTAGCTGTAGAACGAGTAGATGGGAGTGTTAAATTAATTGTTGTAAATGTAGGGCTTGGAGTAGAGCTCAATCTATATGTAAAGTTATCAACTTTATCGATGTAGTAAATAGAACCGTTTGATAGTCCAGCGGGTGCTGTTGTTTGAAATGTAGGTACAACTGCCTCACCGCTTGATAGATTGTGTGCCGCTGCGCTATAGATCAAATCTGCAGCTGAATCAAAATTGATTGGGACAAAAGCATGGTATGAGTTACCAGCTGGTGCAACAGCAATCTTATTTGTTCCTGCTTCAGCATCTGCTGCAGTTGGATATACTTCGTTACCGTTTGTGAAAGATGAGATAAGGGATACTCCTACAGAGCCATCTCCAATATTGTATGAGGCAAGATTTGTAATTGCATTGCCATTAAATAAACCTGCACCATCAAATGATCCAGAAGATGTTGCAACGTTTGTTGCTAATGCATTAATAAATGAACCGCCACCACCACCAGCAGTAGCTGCTGAAACGCTTCTTGAACCAGCACCTCCAGAGTAGCCTCCACCACCAGCAGACTGACCGCCATCATTTCCATCAGCAGATCCGCCACCACCAAAGCCACCATTACCACCGTTACGGGCAGCTTGAGCAATTGCTGTAAGACCATCTAGGAAAGAACCACCACCTGTATTGAAAGGTGAAACTGTACGACCATTACCGCCTCGAGAGTTGAATCCTCCACCAGCTGCAGAGTTACCACCAATTGCACTACCACCAAAACCTCTAGCTCCACCAGCTACCACACCAGAAGAGGAGAGACCACCAAGCTGTGTCAATACACCATCTAAACCACCTCTAGAGTTTGCATCAGAAGAACCGCCTCCTGCTACAAAAAGAGGATCGTTGGTTGCTTTACGAACAACAAATGTTCCTCCACCAGATCCACCGTATAGATTTAAAGCTGTAGATATACCATTTTCACCACGCTGTCCTACTGCAATAGTAATAACTTCACCCTTAGTAAGAGTTACTCTTCCCTTTACAATTGCTCCACGACCTGCTGCTGCAGCACCAGAGCTTCCTTCAAAACCAGAAGCACCAGCAACAGTAAACTCATAAATTCCAGATACTGGAACTGTCCAATCTTGATAACCTACATATGCTCCTTGTTTTACATAAGTTTGCGTCCATGAGGCAGCTGATGTGTATAAGTTTGTTCTCTGAGAATCTGTTGGGCCAGTACGACCAGTCTGATTACATGAAGTAAAAGTAAATGATGAGAAAGCATATGTTGACTGTTGTCCAGCAAAATCAGATACAGAGACGTTCTTTAAGAAATAAGTATTTCCGCTTACAAGTCCAGTAAGAGGAGTTCCATTTGTAAAATACTTAACTGCTTGGTTTGTTGAAGTAGATGCGTCAATATTAACCTTATTATTATAAACAATAGGAGTGTTAAAGGTGATTGATCCTGATGCATAATCAGTGATATTGATATCTGATCCGCCAGATACTGCGCTAAATCTTAGCTTTTTGGGCTCTGTAGTTGTGACATATAAAAGTTGACCATTCGTGTACCCAGTTAAAGATCCAAGACCTGCTGCATAGATAAAAGAAGATCCATTAACTAATGTGCTTGGGATAGCTGTAGAAACGCCAAGGTTTTTAAAGTAGATAAAGTCATCTACCGTATTAACGTTTGTACGACGAAAAGAGTGCGTGCCAGCAGAACCCACTGTTGTCATATTAATTGGCATCTAACTCTCCTTTGTTTTCCTGTTTATCTAGCTATTAAAGTCTTGTGATTGTAAGATATCCAACGCCACCGTTTGCAGAGTTAGAGTTGACTTGGTTAGTTCCATTATTAATAGATCCGCCACCAGCACCACAACCAGACCATGGCCAAGCTCCGCCACCAGAGTAGCCTCCGCCTCCACCAGCACCGTTTGATCCGCCACCAGCTCCGCCTCCACCAGCACCAAATCCACCGAAGTATCCTGGTCCGCCTACACCACCGTTGACAAATGATTGTCCTGGCCAGCTACCGCCGCCATTGTTATAAAGACCACCACCACCACCTGGAGTTGAGCTAGAAGATCCACCGTTACCGTTAACTCCACCTTGGCCCCACGCTCCACCACGTCCTGAAGTTTGGTTACCATAGGAGTCACGATGCTCGTTACCATCAGGGCATCCGCCTCCACCTCCACCAGAAATAATTAACGGGTTGTTGTTAGCTGCGTAGACAACACCAGTTCCGCCACCTCCGCCACCATCATAAGTATCATTTGCACCTTGCTGTCCAATAGCGATTTTAAGAACTGTATCTTTAGTAAGTACAAAGTCTCCACGGTTACCAGCTCCGTAGCCACCACGCTGACCCCAGTTGTTAGACCATCCGCCAACAGATCCGTATGTTTGAATTCTGTAAGTTCCATCTTCTGGAACTGTCCACAACTGCATACCCTGCTGTGACATATTTAAATATGTCGCTGCCCAAGATGGATTACCTACACCAGCTCGTGCTTGGTTGATATCTGGACCGTTTCTATTGCTAGCACCGCCAGTGTTAAACTGTGCACTAGTGAAGGTATATAGTCTTGGTGCAGGGTTAATTTGGAATGTAATTACTTGGAAGCCCTGTAAACCACCAACGTCTGTTGCTCTAACAGTGACTTGACGACCTGGAGCGTTAATTACTTCTGTAGGGGTTCCTGAGATAATACCGTTAGATGTATTAAAGTTAAGACCTGTAGGAAGTGTTCCGCTTGAAATTGCCCATGTAATAGGAGCAACTAGGTTTACTGTTGTTGCAGTTGTTGCTGTCATTGCTTGAGTTGCAAAGATATTTTCTCTAGAGATAGTAGCTGGAGTAATAGAACCAACAGTTGCGTTAATTGTGTAAGTATGATTCTGGAATGCAGTCAACCCTGTTGCATCTGTTGCTGTAATAATTACTGCTCGTCCTGTAACTACTTCTACTGGAGTTCCAGACACAGAACCTGTAGATGTATTAAGAGTCAAACCGTTAGGCAGAACTCCGCTGCTCACTGAGAATACAATTGGAGCTGTTAAACCAGTAGTAGTTGCAGTAGTTGGGGTTATTGGAGTACCACGGTCTACTGTAATAGTTACATTCTTTGGAGATATTTCTCCAGTATTCTGATTTAAAGTAAAATTGTGTTGATCATAGCGTGTTTGAATAAAATAAAAATCTTTAATTTCATCTGCAGCATTTACCCCAAAACGACCACCAGCAGGATATTGATACTCTAACATATCTAAGGCTTCAAAACCATTATCTTTAACATGGAATATGTCTTTATCTAGAGAAATACCAATTTGTGTAAATGATTGAATACCAGTTCCACCAGATATAGATGTAATAACAGAACCGTTTGGAAGAGGTTTTAGCGTAAAGCTGTAGTTATTTGAGACTCCCTGACGGAAATAGGTGTCAATAAAATAAGTTGTATTGTTAGTTAGACCAGATGCGGCAGAGCCAGTGCTGTTATAAAACACCATGGCATTTGCATACCAGTTAAGGTCTACTACGCTTGTAACTGTTACGTTTGATCCACTATATGTTGCGTTTGTTCCAACTGTTCCAGCTGTATTAGTGGCGTCAAGTATCTGTGCTGTTCCCTTTAAAATATCTACGCTGGTCTGTGTCAAAGGGTTAACGTTGTTACCAGAGAAAGTACGAGCTTGGTTAGCAAGCTGGAATGTTCCAGAAATAGATGCTGTAATCGCAATTACATCTCCATCTGGAACAGCACTTACTGTAAAGGTAGATGTTGATGTACCTAAAGATCCAGTGCTTTTTAAAAACACAACGCCTCTAGGGTTTGATAAGAAATACCCAGCGCCGCCTGTTATAGCGTAGTAAAGAGGTGTTCCAAGAGCTCTTCCAGAAAAGTTTTCAGTGCTATGAGCTACTGTAATAGTATTATTAACTACACTTACAGCAGAGATTGTGCTTACAACTCCTCCAGCAACTGCAGAGTTTGACCAATCAATATTGATTGATGAAAGAGTGTTAGAGCCATCAAAGGTCTGAGCAGTCGCTGAGTTTGTAGAGTCAAAAGACTTTGCAACTGTATTTGAAGCTGGGAAATCTTGAGAAATAGTTGAGTTAAGATTCAGAAAGTAGAAAGGAGTATTTACCTTAAATCCATGAGAGCTTTCTGTAGTAACTGTAAGCACAGAAGTTGTTGCATTATCTGTCAAAATTCCAGATGAGTCAGCAATACGAAGCTGTGAGCCTTGAAAGAACTCTCCAGTAATAATAGAAGAATATAAATCTTGAATAGAAGATGTATTAGGCTGATTTGCCTTGCATAGATATGTAAAAGTTGTTGTATTCGGGATTGAGTTAATAATATAAGCACCATCTGCAGTGATGGATTTAGTTCCTGTAACTGAGATAGGAATACCTACAGACAATCCGTGGTCAAAATCTGTAACTACCGTGATCTGACGAGTACCTGTATTTGTGGTAATTGATGTAATATTTGGAATTGTAGTATCACCGCTCTTAGAAAAGAACGATGGAGTATTGTTAATAAGCTCAACTGTTTCCCACTTGGTTGGCTGCAGACCATATTCAAAGTCTGTATCAATAAGGTTTTCAGGCTGCGAAATACGGAGTTTCGTTACTGGATCGACAAATTCCTTTGGAAAGGAGATTTCTCCTCCTGTGCCTGATCCGCTACTGCTACCGCCTAAATAACCTGGCATTAGCTAATACCTCTTTCGCTGCGTAAAGAACGTACATGTAGATTAACATTATATACATGTTCTGATTTTCTATAATTATACATTAGATACCTAACCACCAAGATAAGGAAACAGGTAAAGATCCCTGACCACCTGTTGGTCCTGTTGCTCCTACAGATCCACCCGCTGCGGCAATAAAAACTCCATTATAGTAAACATAAGTTTTAGCATCGTTTGTATTAAACCAAGCATCACCGTTTACTGATGTTTCAATGTTTGGTTGAGTAGGGCTAACAGTGAACTTTCCAACTGGACCTGTAGGTCCTGTTGGACCTGCAACTTCAGATTGCGCTCCAGTTGGTCCAGTAGGACCCGTTTGGCCTCGTGGACCCGTTGGGCCTTGAGGACCAGTTACTGTTGAATCTGCTCCCGAAGGACCAGTAAAACCTCTTACACCTGAAGGACCAGTTACACCCTGTGGACCAGTCGGTCCTTGTTGTCCTGTTGGTCCTGTAGGACCTTGAGGTCCTGCAACTGTTGAATCTGGGCCAGTAGGACCTTGTATACCTTGAGAGCCAGTTGCACCAGTTGCACCTGTCGCACCAGTTACACCTTGAATACCTTGAGGACCAGTAGGGCCTGTTGGAGCTACTCTTTTAGCTTCCCAAACTGACCCAGACCATACCCAAGTTTGATTGTTTACGGTAAATTCTTCGCCAATAATAACGGGCGTAGGAAAATCTATGGCTGCCATCTGGTGTCTCCTCTCTCAGTCTTTGTCTAGTTTACTCTTGAACAGGCTCTTGTATTCCAGAATTTTTCATGCCTACATACGCATCTGCCCAATTAACTGCAGCAGTAAGTGATTCCCAAGGGCCACTTTCATCGATGATATTGTCACCGTAAAGAACCTGAACCTTAGGTCCATCTTCAAGAATTATGTATGAAAACATTATATCTCCTTAATGTCATATTGAGTAAGCAATCTTTCCAGATGAACCTACTGCTAAAGCAAGAGCGTTATCTATATACACACCATTAATATTAGTTGTGTCAAAGCTAGAGGTTCTTTGAAGCCAAGACACCCCATCAAAAGATGTAGCTAACTTACCAGTAGCTCCTCCAGCAATATATGTTCCCTCTGTAGATACAGAAACAGATCTAATACTAGAAAGACCAAACGTACTAACAGGGAATACTTGAGTCCATGTAGTTCCATTTGTAGAGTTTGCTACTTTTCCAGAATCCCCTACCGCAACAAACTTCCCACTAGTTGTTGCAGATACTGCATTGATAATAGAAGTACCAAAACTAGAAGTTCTTTGAGTCCAGCTAACTCCATTAGTAGATGTTGCAAGTTTTCCATCATACCCGACTGCAGTTATTAAGCTAGGAGCTGCCCACACACCATTAATAAAAGAGGTGCCAAAACTAGAGGTTCTCTGAGTCCAACTAATTCCATCAATTGAAGTGGCCAATTTTCCAGAGCCACCTACAGCAATCCAGAGTGAAGCAGATTGAGAATAAGATATACCTAAGATAGTACTTGCACCAAAAGAAGAAGATCTTAGTGTCCAATTAATTCCATCTGGTGATGTTGCTAGTTTTCCAGAGCTACCACCAATTACATATAAATTATTTCCATAACTTACTGCATATATGTTGCTATCTAAAAAACCACTTACTCTCTGTGTCCATGTTTGAGTATCTATAGATGTTGCTAGTTTTCCAGAGTTACCTACAGCAATATAAAAACTGCTTGAAGGATTTCGAATAACTGCATTAATGTTAGTTAAGCTAAAAGAAGTATCTATAAGTTGAGTCCACGTTACAGGTGTATATGCAGAAAGTAGTGTGGCATGAAAAGAGTGGCTAGCAAATATCATTATGCTGTCAAGTTTCCGCTAAGTAACCACTCGTTAGTTGAAAGCTTAATAAGAGAACCTACAGCATATCGAGCTTTTGTTGTAAAGCGAGATCCTTCTGTTCTGACAAATACACCAACAGATCCTTCAACTCTCACTTGGCCTACGCCCAATTGAGTAAATAGAATTTGAGTACCTACTGCAAATGTATATCCTCCAGCACCATCTAATGGAACTGTAATTACTGTAACTGAAGAACTGTTCATCTTAACTATTGTTGATATATCTGCTGCACTTAAAGTTGTAGATGCTAGGTATGTTCCTTGAGGAATATTATACGTTGCAGGGCCAGTTGCTCCTGTAGGTCCAGTGACAGAAGGGCCAGTTGCTCCTGTAGGTCCAGATACACCAGTTGGACCCGTTGGACCAGGAACAGTTGATGCCGCACCAGTAGGACCTGTTACAGATGGACCAGTAGCACCTGTTGGGCCAACAATCTGACCTACGCTTGCCCAGTTGAGTCCGTTCCATACATATAGGAAACCGTTAGCTGTAACTACATAAGCATCATTTAAAGAGTTACCAGATGCTGGAAGATTAACTATTTGTGGAACGCTACCCTTAACATTGATAGAAGTTCCTTGTGCACCAGTTGGACCTGTTGGTCCCACTTCGCCAGATCCAAGAACTAAATTCCAAGAAGCGTATGTATTTCCATCTCCATTTATTTTATCTACTAAAATTGTAATAGATAGAGAGTTAATTACAGTAATAACACCTTCCATAAAATTGCTTGGAACTGCGCTACTTGCTAGACGTGCTCTAGTTCCTACAGTAAAAGCATCTACTTTGTTTACAACAAAAGTTTTTATACCACCAGTACTAATACTTAGATTACTTGTAGAGGTAACACCAATATAACTTGCACCTTGTGAACCTGTAGGACCTGTTACAGAAGGACCAGTAGCACCAGTAGGACCTGTACTACCAGTAGGACCAGTGACAGTGCTTGCAGCGCCAGTAGCTCCCGTTGGACCTGTCGGTCCTGGAATAGTAGACGCCGCACCAGTTGGACCAGTAGAACCAGTTGCTCCACGAAGACCAACCTCACCTGTCGGTCCAGTTCCACCAGTAGAACCTGTTGATCCTGTAGGACCTGTTGGTCCACCACTTGGTCCCGTTGGACCAGAAGGTCCTGTCGGTCCTGTAACACTTGCACCAGTTGCACCTGTCGGTCCTTGTGCACCTGTTGCTCCAACGAAACCTCTGGCACCTGTTGGCCCAGTTGAACCCGCTGAACCAGTAGGTCCAGTTGGACCTAAATCTCCCTGTGCACCAGTTGCACCAGTTACACCTTGTCCTTGAGGACCAGTTACACCTCTTGGACCTTCAATACCTTGAAGACCCTGAGGACCTGTAGGCCCAAGTCCACCTGTAGGTCCCACCACAGAAATACCTTGTGCACCAGTTGGGCCAGATACACCTCTAGCACCCGTTGGGCCTGTAGGTCCTGTTGATCCTGTCGGTCCTGCAACAGTTGATGCCGCACCCGTTGCACCAGTTGCACCAGTAGGACCACCTAAACCAATATTAGAAGAAGCAGACTCTACCCAGTAGCTATCGTAATAAACATATATTTGACCAGTCTCAGCATTGAACCAAGCGTCTCCTACGCTTGGAGAAGCTGGAGGAGTTACTGCTGAAATACTAAAAGAACCACGAGCTCCTGTTGGACCTGTAACTGTACTTGCAGCACCTTGCGGTCCAGTTGCACCTGTTGCACCTACTACTGTTGAAACAACTAAGTTCCAAGCAGTTCCGTCCCACTTCCAAGACTGAACACCAGATGTAAAAATCTGATTCAGTGTTGGCGAATTAGGAAAATCAATAGCTGGCATTTTTTATATTCTCCTAACTCAATAACGATTCGTATGTAATTTGAATAAGAATTTTATCGTTGGAGTTGAAAAGAAATGGAGTGTCTTGAGTTACGGCAACACCTTCAACAAAAATAGATGACTGAGAGTGCATAAACAGCTCTATACGATCTGTTATTCCACCATTAAATATTGCAGTTCCAAAATAATTAGTTCCTGGTCCTTCGTCACGCATCACAACTTGACCTACAGGTTGAAAGTTTTCAATAACTCCTGGTGTAGGTAAAGATACAGAATATGTTCCAGAACCACGGCTAAACCCAGAAGTACCAGCAATAACACGAATCTCACCAATAACTGTTGCACCAATATTTACATATCTTCCAGTAATACTTCCATTACCAAGAACTGGATTAGTAACACTACCTCTTAATATAGGTGTATACGTTGCCCAAGGAGTAATTGAAAAACTACCAGTCGGTCCTGTTGATCCTGTCGGTCCTGGAATAGTAGACGCCGCACCAGTTGGACCAGTAAGACCTGATAGACCTTGTGGACCTGTTGGTCCAGTTGCACCAATAGCAGTTGAGTCACTACCTCTTGGTCCTGTTGGTCCTGTAGGACCTTGAGCACTAGTGCGAACTAAACGCCAAGCAGTTCCATTCCATTTATATGTTTGAATACCGTTTGTGTAGGTCTGATTCAGTGTTGGCGAATTAGGAAAATCAATAGCTGGCATTTTTTATATCCTCTCCTTAGACAGCATTCGCAATGAAAGAGCCGCTGACATATATTGTAGAGGCTGAGGTCAATGTTACTGGTGCAACACCTGTTAAGGCAGTTCGTACATCATTTGTACCTAGATAGAATAAATCAATAAACGCTGATCCTGATGCGTTATTAGCTACAATATTGTATGTGGCACCGCCAAAGTTTCCAGCAACGTCTACGATTCCAGAGTAGACATAAGAAAAACCAGTTAAAGGAATAAATGGAAGCGTCAACCTATACTGACCAGTTCCTACGGCAACAACGTTGGAGAAGTCAATCTTAATACTAAAGATTACATGATCTCCGTATCGTACATATCTTGAATTTGTAGGTGTTCCAACAAAGTTTAACCCTGTTGCAGACCACACGGATGTGTATGTTGTAGTTGCGGGTGCTCCTACAGGTCCTTGTGTTCCAGTAGGTCCAGTTGGACCAATCTTATCTACAATATCTATAACTCCACCAATAGCAAGATCTGTAACATCTTGATAGATAATTTGGCTAGGAGCATTTAAAGGTACATCGTAGACAATAACTTTATCTGTACTCGATGTGTTACGACCAGCTGTTGTGCTGTTGTTACTTGTACCTGAAACATTTGAAGTAGATCCAGAACTTATTCGAAGTGCAAAAGAGTTAGTAACTAAAACGTTACTTACATCGAAGTACATTCTTTCACCACGAACTGCGGTGAGTGTGGGGTTATCTCCAAGCAAACCAGAAACAGTAAATGCTCCTGCATCTCCTGTAGAAGTGATGTAATAAGTTACACCGCCTCTAGGACCAGTAGCACCTGTTACACCAGTAGGGCCTGTAACTGTTGAAGGCGCACCTGTTGGACCAGTTGGACCCGTAACACTTGGCCCAGTTGGACCCGTTGGACCTACTACGTTAGAAGCAGCACCTGTTGGACCAGTCGGACCAGTGACACTTGGTCCAGTTGGTCCCGTTGGTCCTGCAACAGTAGAGGCTGCACCTGTTGGTCCCTTTGGACCAATTAAAGGTCCTCCATCGATCCAACCATTAGTTGCTGTGTAAATGTAGATTGTGTTTTCTGCATATATAACCCAGAAATCGCCAACTGTTCCAGGACTTGCTCCTGCACCAGCAGCAAATGCTGCATATGTGTTGTAATAACCCTTAGCCTGTGAACCTAAACCTTGAGGTCCAGTTGGTCCTGTAACAATAGGGCCTGTTACACCAGTTGGCCCAGTTGCGCCAGTAGGTCCTGTTACAGACGCACCTGTTGGACCTGTAACTCCTTGTACACCTGTAGGGCCAGTAGCACCAGTAGCACCACCAAACTCAGAAGTTCCTACCTCAACCCAGTAGCTATCGTAGTAAATATAGACAGCACCAGTTTCAGTTTCAAACCATGTTGCTCCTGGAACTGCACCAGTTGGAGCTGTTGCAAATGCAGGAACAAACTCTCCCTTTATTCCTGTAGGTCCTGTGGTTCCTGTCGGACCAGTTGGTCCTGTTGGTCCAGTTGGTCCAGTTGGTCCTGTAACAGTTGACGCAGCACCCGTTACACCTGTTGGACCTGTTGGACCCGTAGGTCCAGTAAAACCTAAGAAACCTTGAATACCTTGTGCACCAGTTGGACCAGTTATAGATGCACCTGTTGCACCAGTTGGACCAGTAATACCTCTATATCCAGTTGGACCAGTTGCGCCAGTCGGTCCCGTTACGGTTGAGGCTGCTCCAGTTGGACCAGTTATACCAGTTGCACCAGTAGGGCCTACAGGAGCTGCACCTGTTTCAATCCAATATGAATCATAATAAACATAAGTTTTTCCATTAGCAGTGTTAAACCAAGCATCACCTGCATTTGGAGTTGCTGGTGGTGTATCAGAAATAACTGCAAATTTACCAAGACCACCTGTTGGGCCCGATACACCTGTTGGGCCTGTTGCACCAGTTACAGAGTTACCTTGTGGACCAGTTGGTCCTTGAATGTTTCCAACATTTACCCAAGCGGAAGTTGTTGCTGACCAAACATAAAGAGATCCAGATACTAAATAACCATCTCCTGGATTACCAGTTGGCTGTGCTGCTTGTAATGCACCAAGGCTTCCGTAAGAACCAAGAATTGTTACACCAGTACCTGAACTTCCAGTCGGACCAGTTACTGCTGGGCCTGTTGCACCAGTCGCACCTGTTGCTCCAGTCGCTCCAGTCGCTCCAGTCACACCTGCATTTCCAGTAGCACCTGTTGCACCAGTAGCACCAGTAGGTCCTGTTATACCTTGAGTACCTTGTGAACCTGTAGCACCAGTAGGTCCTGTTATACCTTGAGTACCTTGTGAACCTGTAGCACCAGTAGGTCCTGTAATACTTAGTCCAGTTGCACCTGTAGCACCAGTTGGTCCAGTTGCACCCATTGCACCAGTTGCACCTGTAACACTTGGACCTGTTTGACCAGTTGCGCCTGTTGCACCTGTAGGGCCAGTTACTGTTGAAGGCGCACCAGTTGCACCTGTAGCACCAGTGGGTCCTGTTAATCCTGGACCAGTGGGTCCTGTAGGACCTGTAGCACCAGCACCAGTTGGACCAGAAGGTCCTGTTGGTCCAACTACATTTGAATCAGCACCAGTTGCACCTACTGGACCTTGCGGACCAGTCGGACCAGTAGGACCCACTGCAGTAGATGCTGCACCAGTAGGTCCTGTTACTGCAGGGCCTGTTGCACCAGTCGCACCTGTTGCTCCAGTCGCACCAGTTACACCTTGAATACCTTGTGGACCAACATCACCAGTTCTTGCAAAGGTAATAATGACGTCTTCGTTATCTGAGAATGATGTTGCAAGACCACTTACATAAGAAACTGGAACTGTGAAGTACCCAGTGTTTTCTGTAATTGTTCCTGTAATAGTAAAGAGTGCAAAGTCAGCTGAGTCTGTTTTATTGCTAACTCGCATATGACCCTTGATAGGGCTTGTTGAATCATCAATAGTGCGAAGGAACTGCTGGATATCAATTGCTCCATCAGACTCATCGTCAATAAATAAGTTTGTTGCTAGCTGTAGATCTAAATTATTAAAGCGAAGTTTTCCAGTTCCTGGATCCGCTTGAGCAGCATTAGCTGTAAATGTGTAATCAAAACTTGCGCCACCAAAATTACCAATAGGACCTTGTGCACCAGTTGCACCAGTAGGACCTGTTGGGCCAGCTCCACCTGTAGGGCCAGTTACTGTTGAGGCTGCACCTGTCGCACCAGTAGCACCAGTATTTCCTGTATCACCCTTGACACCTTGAGCACCAGTTGCACCTGTAGCACCAGTTGCGCCAGCACCAGTTGCACCTGTAGCGCCAGTAGCACCAGTAGGTCCTGCAACACCTGTTGCACCAGTTGGTCCAGCATTACCTGTTGGTCCAATTCCACCAGTTACACCAGTAGCACCAGTTGGTCCTGTAACAGTGCTTGCCGCACCCGTAGCACCTGTAGGTCCAGCAACACCAGTTGCACCAGTTGCACCTACATCTCCTGCATCACCTTTAACGCCTTGTGCACCAGTAGGTCCTGCAACACCAGTAGCACCTGTAGCGCCAGCGCTTCCAGTCGCACCTGTAGAGCCAGTCGCACCTGTTGGGCCAGTTGCACCTGTTGGACCTGTAACTGTAGAAGCTGCACCAGTTGCACCTGTTGCACCAGTTGCACCAGTTGCACCAGTAGACCCTGTTGGGCCTTGTGCACCAACATCACCTGTGCGAGCAAAAGTAATAATGATGTCATCATTTGCATTAAAGCTATCTGCTAAACCAGATACATAAGCACAGTTGACTTTAAAATAACCAGTATCTTCTGTTACAGAAGTGATTGTAAATAAACCAAAATAATTTGCATCAGATTTACGAGCGATGCGGAAGTGTCCCTTTAGTGTGCTTGTTGAATCATCAATTGTGCGTAAGAAAGATTGAAGGTCAATTGCTCCATCTGCTTCATCATCAATAAACATGAATGTAGCTGCTGAAAGACTTGCATTGTTAAACTTAAGTTTTCCAGATCCTGGATCTGAGTCTGTTGTATTTGTAGCAAAGGTGTAATCAAATGTTGCTCCACCAAAACTACCTGCTGGTCCTGTTGCACCAGTTGGGCCTGTAACTGTAGAAGCAGCGCCAGTCGCACCTGTGGCGCCTGTAGGTCCTACCGCACCTGTTGGGCCTGTAACCGTACTTGCTGCACCTGTCGCACCTGTCGCACCAGTTGGACCAGTTACGCCGGGACCAGTTGCACCAGTTGCACCTGTAGGTCCCGTACTTCCAGTAGGCCCACCTGCGGGTCCTGCGGGTCCAGTTGGACCCTGTGGTCCTTGAGATCCAGCTAATCCACGAGGAATATCTGTTCCTAAAGGAGATGTAGTTACAGGCTCAACTGTGTCGAGTTTTGTAATATCTACACTTGATGCATTGCCTACTGGTAAATAAAATCTAAAAGAATAAGGACGAGCTCCACGAATACGAACTGTTGCTGTGTAATACCAACCACGAGGGCTAAGATCTAAATCATCTGTACATGGAAGACTGACTGTAAATTGACCAGTTGCATTAAGGGTTACAGTAATTGGAGTAGAAAGAATTGTTGCATTAAGTGCGTCTTCAATACGACTAGATGGCGTAAATGTAACTGTTCCAGATGCAGCCAGACCAGAGCTCTTTAGGTATTGCCCAAAGACCGTCCTTACGCTGACATCATTAGGATAGGGCATATTTGGCGCTCCATGTCATCAAAACTTGAGTAAAAAGGTGCACTGGTAACACCTGTTTGAACCAAGTCTTATTTTACGGTAGTTTTAAAACATTGACCTTTAGAATACCGTGTTTAGACT